ATGATAGCAACAGCAATCTTATGGGTGATCAAATTTATGATTGTGTCGTTTGTTGGCAATGTGGCGTTTAAGTTAGTCAAGAATCCGCGTCGGTATTTTGGAATGTGAGGTCAGTCGCATGGGAAAGCATACAAAAAAAGACCTACTTTGCTTTGGACGGCAGTAGGTCGAAGAAATAATCAAAAATATGCTTTCCCTTATTTTAACACGTTAGCACGGTTATATGAAGGGAATTTGTAATGAAGAAAACTAAAGATTTAGATGAACTAGTGTTTGAGGCTGGATCACTCGTAACTTCAATAGATGCTTTAGATGATTTTGTCTATGACTACTTCGTTGATAAAAATATTGATCATTCCGAAAAATTGAGTGGACTAATCACTGTCATAAAGCAATATGCAGAAAATCACTATGTAGATATTGATGATCTTAATACGTTTGGCGGTGATGAACAATGAAAGAATTCGCAACTTTAGATAAAGCAATGAAGCTGGCCCAGCAGGGATATGCGGTTTACCCACTAATTGAGAGCACGAAGAAGCCGCCCAAAGGAATGCCGGGCTACCAAGCCGCAACTATTGATCAGGGCACCATCTTTGCATGGTTTAAAAAACACCCCACTTACAACTTAGGCTTGCGTCTAGATTTATCGGATTTATTGGTTGTTGACATTGATATGCACGAGCCAACTAAAAACGGTCGGACTAGCTTGGTACAACTATTTAAGCAAGGGCTGACGTTGCCCGATGATACCTACATTGAACGGACGGCTAACGGCGGCGTGCATTACTTTTTGAAATATGCGGGTGCTAAGGTTCGCAAGATTGACGTTTGGCCCGGAATTGACTTATTAAGTGACTTCACGGTGATTGCACCAAGTGAGATTAACGGCAAAATGTATGAACCTTTAGACGGTCGAACATTGGCTGATATTAAGCCGGCTCCTCAATGGCTAGTTGATAAGTTGGCGGGCCAAAAAGTGAACTGGTCGTCAGAACACGCCTATGCCACACGCCAAAAGAAGTATACCGGTCGCTTGTTAGATGAAATGGTAACCGGGACAACCCAAGGCAATCGCAACGCTTGGTTAACTAAAATTGCTGGTCGAATGTTTGGTGTCGGCGCCGCTCCCAAGACAGTTTATAACCTGCTGTCAGTGATCAATGATTCGTTCGTTGATCCGGCACTACCAAGCAAGGAAGTTAATATTATTTTTCAATCCATTTTAAAACGAGAGAGTAAGGGGGTTCATTAATGGGCAAAGCAATGGATTTACCAGCAGAGACCCGAGAAGCGGCCAACAATGTTATCAAAATGCAACGTGACGCTGATTGGCAGAACGATTTCAAGAAGAATTCGGACGATGGAATTAAAACACAGTCTCTTTACAATATCCGCTTAATTATGGAACATGATGAAATGCTGAAAGGGCTAGTTGTCTTTGACGAGTTCTCGGAACAAATTGTCAAAACACCACAAGCAGAAAATTCACTGTTCAAAAAAGGTTTTTGGAATGATAGTGATGACACGTTATTGAGAAGCTATATTGAAGATCATTATAACTTGTTATTCAGCAAGGAGAACATTACCGACGCAGTAGTTACAGAGGCACGCCGCAAGACAATCAATCCGGTTAAGGCTCGTATTGAAGCGGTAGAATGGGACGGCCAGCCACGTGCTGAACGTTATTTCATTGATTACTTAGGTGCCGAAGATAATCATTATACCCGCACCATCACTAAGAAATGGCTAACTGGTCTTATTGCCCGGGCCTATGTTCCCGGAGTTAAGTTTGAAATTGTTCCTATCTTAGAGGGAAGCCAAGGACTTGGCAAGAGTACGGCTGGTAAGAATCTATACCCGGATAAATTCAATGATTCGTTGAAAGGAATGGGTAAGCAGAAAGACGATTATCAACAGTTACAAGGTAGTTGGATTATTGAAGTTGCCGAGCTTTCCGCCATGAAGAAGACGGATATTGAGGGAATCAAAAATTTCATTAGTGCACAATCCGACACATACCGGAATAGTTACGGCCGCTATGCGTTACCGCACCCACGTAAATGCGTATTTATTGGCACAACTAACCAAACCGACTATTTAAAGGACGCGACCGGTGAACGGCGCTTTTATCCAATTAAATGTGGGGCCAACAAGGCCAAATTAGATGTATGGCACCCGGACGAGAATTACATGCTTCAAGTATTGGCGGAAGCCATGTACTGGTTTAGGAATGGCGAACCACTATATCTGGATCAGGCCACTATGAAAGAGGCTAAGGCGTATCAGATGGCTGCGGAAACTGTCGACCCTATGCGAGATGCCATCGAAGCGTTTTTAGCAATGGAAGTTCCCACAGATTGGGAAAATATGAGTACCGGCTTAAAACAAAGCTATGTCAGTGACTACGGCCATCATTCTAAGTGGCTAAAAGATCAAGTCAGTAATGAACGGAAACTACTCAACCAAACAACAACTCTGGAAATCATGGAAGTTGTCTTCCATAAAACAGTCGATCGTTTTTTAACCGGGCGAACAAACTCGGAAGCTAAGCGAATCAAGCTATTAATGGACAATATGGACGGCTGGGAAGCTAAAAGAATTAGAATTAATGGCAAGCAACCGCACGGATATGTCCGCGTACAATGATCGAAAACACCAAGTGTGCCACGTGTTCCGGGTAATGTTCCACGTTAGGTGGTCTTCAAAGTGTTGATATATCAACGATTGTCCACGTGTTCCACGTGTTCCAAGTTAAAACAAACATTTCCAGTACAGGAGGAAAAGGAAAAATGAAAGTAATTTATCCAAGTTTAGTTGAGCAAGCTTTTGACATTTACGTTAAACAATATGGACCAGTTGTCTCAAATAGAGTTAATGAATTAAAATCGTGTATTTACAGAGCCTTGATTAAAGAAGGTGCTTTAGATCAAAATGGTGAGCCAACTCAAAAAGCAAAAGATAAAGGATTGGTTGGGAGCTTTACCCCAAATGAAGATGGAGAATATGAGCCAGAAACTGTAAGAGACTTAAAACTCATGTACCCAATTTATGCACAATTTAGTGACGATCACTTTATGAAATCAAGTCAAGGTTGGTTAGCTGACGCCTACGTTATCCGAAACGTTTCAAGCCAAGTTTTGAATAATCCTTTAAGCGATGAAGAACAACGCAAAAATGCGTACAAGATGTTGGAACAATTAGATGATTAACATGATAGAAAGGATCTAACTATAATGATTAAAACAAAAACGATTATGCAAATGTCTGTACAAGATTTAGACCGAGCAATTAACAGAGAATTAGCCAACCGGATTGATAGTGACAATGTCATTGACATTAAGTTTTCAAGTAACGCGTTTGGGGCAGACCTAGATTCTTCTTCTGCAGAATATTGCGCCATGATTATTTACAAGTGAGGTTAACTAATGAAGAACTATAATCTAAATCGCCTAAACAAGCGGGTACAGTTTGGCACCGTTAAGTCAGTTGAAAATTTAATAAACGGTACAACCAAGCAACAATTCGTGCCACTGTTCACTGTCTGGTGTGGTGAGTATACGTTGACCATCAGTAACACTATTAGCCTTACTGGTACAACTGCGACAACTAACCAGCTAATTGCGGTGCGCCATGACGATCGAATCACGACAACTTTGGAAGCAATATTAGATGGGGTTACGTATCGCGTTGCTGGCGTTAGTTCTGATAGCGAACTGAATGCCTATGACGTGGTAACACTAACTAAGGTTAACGGTCATGGCTAAGCCAATGAAGCAATGTGAGTACCCAGGTTGTCGGACGTTGGTTGCCTATGACACACGCTACTGTGAGAAGCACCGCAAGGCAACTAACAAGTGGCGGTATCACAAACGCATGTACGATTCAGACGAGAGTAAGTACCAGCAGTTCTATAAGTCGTCAGCATGGCGTAAGTTGTCACGGCGGTTCCTTGAAAGTAATCCGGTATGTGTACAGTGCTACCAAGACGGGGTGATCCGTAAAGCCGATGTGGTCGATCACGTTATCGAAATCAAAGATGATTGGTCACGTCGCTTAGATGAAAGCAACCTACAACCATTGTGCTACCGACACCATAACCGAAAAACGGGATTGGTTAGAGAACAGCGGAAACAACCAACTAAATAACCAAATGAGTGTCGTGCTGAAAGGTGCGGCGCTTTTTAGTATCTACTTACATACTATAATTGTAAATGTTCATATTAACGTGGTACACGTGGTACACATGGTACAACCATTGATATATCAACGTTTTCAAAGTGGCCTAACGTGGTACACACGTGGCACACACCTGACACCTGGCACCTGGCACACACCTGTTGCAACGCACTAACTTGGTGCACTAGCCGACTCGCTAAGATGACGTGACAGGTTGCTTGTGCTACCTAAGCTTAACTTAGATAGGTAAACAAAAAGCCGCCCATTAAGGCGACCACTTACATCTATGATAATTAACCTGACAGTTAAGTTAATTATATCACGTGAAAGCGAGAAAATAATTTGTGAGTTTCAATTTCATACCCACAATTCAAGATTCATATTAAAAGGTGTTTCCACAGTAGTAGATCTGCGCAATACTGCGCTGAACTTTCAGCCGAGCTACTGAGTCGAAATTTTCGACCTAGTTAACCAACCCGCATTTTGCGTCTACGTTGCCAAAATTGGCAATGGACTGCGCCGATTTTTCGGCCGAGTGAACAATTCAAGTTGGCGGCGGAATTTTGCGCCACGAGACTAATTCAAAACAGCGTGACAGCCCAGAAACGTTGATATGGGGGGGCTATGGTCGACCCGAAAGGAGCGGACAGCATACTTTTGTGTTTATAAAAGTCCCTTTTGAACTTTGATTTTTTGCTTATTTTGCTGGTTTGTGAAATATCCCTACTAATAATGCGAAATTTAAACAAATAGTCAGTCAGGGGGTAACGTGTAAATATATACATGTTATTAATTGTACTTTTTAGAGATATGTGCGATAATATAGGTATAATAAACGAATTCTGGATATATGTATCAATCAGCCGCTATGGGTCTAACCCGTGGGGGCTTTTTGGTACGTAAATTTAAACGAAAGGAGTGCTCCGAATGAGCCAAAAAGTAAAAGCCTTAGCTAGTATGAAGAAACACTTAACCAATGATGAGCGTGATCAACGTAAAGACGCTGAAAAAGCGTTATTTGATTATCCGGTGCTTGATTTAACCCCGCCAGATTGGTTACATGATCGGGCCTTGACTGAATGGCAACGGGTAGCGCCTTATTTAAAGGCCAATACCCCAATTAGTGAACTTGATCGGGCCATGTTAGCCAGTTATTGCCGCGCTTATGCCACGGTACAGACTTGTGAGAATGATATTCGTAAGAACGGACTGGTACAAACTAATCAAGATACTGGCGTACGTAAGCCGAACCCTTACGTGGCCTTGCAGTCACAAGCGATGAAAGATTTAAAAGCCTTAGCCAATGATTTAGGCATGTCGTTATCTAGCCGGGCGCGCATGGAATTAAACAAGCAAAAAGATGAAACACCCGAAGATACTTTTGAGGCGATGTTATCATGATTGAATATGTTGACCAAGTTTTATCGGGTCGAGTGCTGGCTTGTCAAAAGATTAAATGGGCGTGTGAGCGATTTAAACGCGATTTAAGCCGTTCTAAGGACGACAGCTTCCCGTTCTACTATGACGAAGACAAAGCGGCACAGGCGGTCAAATTTATCGAATTAATGCCTAAGACTGACGGCAGCCAACTCACCATGCAACCATTTCAAAAATGGATTATTAGTGAGCTGTATGGCTGGCGTGAAAAAACTACCGGTAACCGCCGTTATGATCGTGCGTTTATTAGTATGGCCCGGAAGAACGGTAAAACCTATCTGGCTTCTGGCATGGCCGCTAATGGCCTTTTAAGAGAACGTCAGCCCGCCCGCAACCGACAAGTATTATTCGTCAGCAACGCCCTTAAACAAGCTAAATTAGGCTACGACATGCTTTCAAGTGGGTTAAGGCAAGTCCGTAAACAATCGAAGTACATGCGGCAACGGATTAAGGTACAGAAACAAGCCATTACCGACCTAGAAACTGATTCGCAAGCCTTGGCCCTTGCCAGTGATACCAGTACGCTTGATGGTTATGCCGGGACTACCGTTATTTTAGATGAATGGCACGAAGCTAAAGACCGCAAAGTGTACAACGTTTTAAAGTCTGGTCAAGCACAAGAAGATAACTCCCTGCTGGCGGTGATTTCCACCTCGGGTCTTAACCTTAACGTTCCAATGCACGCCGAATATGACATGCTGACGGACGTTTTAAAGGGGAAAACCGAAGCTGACCGTTATTTTGTGGCAATTTGGGAACTGGACGACCGCGAAGAAGTTTACGATCAAACCAATTGGATTAAGGCCAACCCGTTATTCAGTGAACCACACGTTAAACAACGCATGACGGAAAAGATTCAGGCCGACGTAGATCTTGCCATTAAACAAAATAATCTCATTCCAATACTGGTTAAGAACTTCAACATGTGGTTGCAAGCCAGCGAGGATAGTTATATTTCAGCAGACGATTGGGCCGCTGGTAAATTGGCAAAGGTGCCCGACTTACATAATCGTGACGCCTATATTGGCATTGATTTATCAAAAAGCAATGACTTAACCGCGGTTAGTTGGCTTGTTCCAATTGGTAACGGTCAGTTTTATTGTGACAGTCATTCGTTTGTGGGGACTAAATACGGCCTTGATTCTAAGATTAAACGTGATGGCATTGATTACCGGTCAATGGAACGGGCGGGTGAGTGTAGTATCACCCGATTAGATAGTGGCATTATTGATTATGACAATCTATTTGATTTTGTACAAAAACTGGTCGGGAAATACAACTGGAAAGTGAAAGCAATCGCTTATGACCCGTATAACGCGCAAACGTTAATTACAAAATTCGAGAAATTAAGCTACCCACTGTTTGAAGTGCGACAAGGCACCAAGACTTTGAATATTCCAACTCGTAATTTCCGTGATCAGCTTTACGATGACAAAATTAAACATAACGGCAACAAGATTCTCGCTTATGCGGTCAATAACGCCATCTTAAAAGTGCTAAACAATGGTTGGCAACTGGATAAAGCCCGCAACAGTAACCGGATTGACCCGATTGCGGCGTTGATTAACGCGTTTGTAGCAGGTATGGACTATTACCAAGAAAGTGAGGATCAACAGCATGCAGAAGATTACTACAAAACAGCGACTGCGGCAGATCTGTTCTGATTATGTACAAACGATCTTGTTGGTGATTGGCTTAATATGCTTAGTGATTGGTTTTGGTTGCTGGATCAGCTGGCAAGCGGGGCTAATATTGGCTGGTATAGCCATGATTCTGCTGGCCTTGCTAATTAATTATGAAAAGCAAAGAGGTGATTAAATGAGTTTTTTTGTTAAAAGCAATACCACCAGTGGCACGCATGATCCGGTGGCTGACGCCTTGGTTAGTTTATCAAGTAACGACCCGTATACGTTTGTGAGTGCGGCGGTGTTGCGTAATAGTGACATTTACGCGGCGATTAATATTATTGCGAGCGATATTGCCAGCAATCCGATTATGTGTGATACGGCAATCTTTAACACGATGATTAATCAGAATCCCAATAGTCAGATGGACGGGTACCATTTTAAATATGCGTTGGCGGCTAACCTGTTACTGAATGGTAATAGTTTTGCTGAAATTTTGCCTAATCATACATTGAAATTGATTTCCAATAACCAATTGACGGTTGAACAAGATGACGTCAGTGGGGCGTTAACCTACACCTATACCCCGACTGGCGGTAACAGTCGTCAGATCGCGCCTAACAACATTTTACATTTTAAATATTTCACCAAAGACGGTGTATCGGGAATTAGTCCCCTATATGCCCTCAAAGATGAACGCCAGATTCAGTCGGCCGGCAATAAATTGCTAACCGGCTTTTTTACTGCTGGCGTGCACGGCACTACGGTTATTAAAGTCCATCAATCTGATTTAGGGCCGGAAGCTAAGGACAATATTCGTAAACAGTTTGATGAAGCGAATACGGGTGACAATGCGGTCAACACGATTGTGACTGACGATACCATGGATATTAGCAACTTATCCTTAAATACCGATGTATTAAAGCTGGTCAATTCTAATGACTGGACGACCCGACAAATTGCTAAAGCTTTTGGCTTACCGCCGGAGCGCTTAGGGGTTGAAAACAATCATTCTAACCAAGAACAAAGTGGCGTGCAATACCTGCAAGGCACGTTACAACATTACTTTGATAGCTTTACCAGCGAGCTATCGTTCAAGCTTGGCCATGACTTTACGTTTAACACGGACAAGCTATTGAGCCTTGACCCTAAGACCCAGCAAGCCCAAGCGGTGGCTGGTTTCACGGGTGGCATTATGAGCCGTAACGAAGCCCGCGCCAAGATTGGCTTGCCACCAACTGACGATGGCAATATTTTCTTAAACTTACAAAAGAATGGAGTGACTAATTCATGAAACAAGACCGACGGTTAACGATTGACGCCGAATTGCGAGCACAAATGCCGCAGTCAGAAACACCCGAAGACGGGCCAGCTGAAAATTCAGCAGACCCGCAATCTAAAGGCTCACAGACATCTAAGGGCAAAACAATTAGTGGTTACGCAATTGTATGGAACTCACCAAGTAAAGATTTAGGCGGTTTCACCGAGGTTGTAACCCCCAAGGCCCTTGATGGTGTCGATTTATCAAACGTTCTTATGCTCAATAACCACGACTACACTCAAGTGTTAGCCAGTGTTAAGGCGGGCACATTAACGTTAGAAACGGACGACAAGGGGCTACATTTCACCGCACAGTTGCCGAATACGTCGTTTGCTAATGATGTTTACGAAGAAGTTCAAAGTGGGAACGTTGATTCCTGCTCGTTTGGCTTTGATAGTGACGACGACACCGACGAATGGACTAAAGATGATGGCGGTAATATCACGCGCACCATTAATCAAGTTAAGAGCTTGTTCGATGTGTCAGTGGTAGCCGTTCCCGCTTATGACGATACCAATGTGCAAGTTGATACCCGTAGCTATGAAAAATTTATTAACCAAGAAAAGGAGCCTGACAACATGGCAAAACAAACAATTATTGATCCCAATAACAATGACAATGGTAACGGAAACAAAACTGGCATTCCCGCCTTTGAGCAATATGTACGGACACACGGGGAAACACGGGACGGTTTAAAGACTGACGGTGCCAGTGCCGTTATTCCTAAGGAACTGATTACCCCCGTTTTCCAATTAAAGCAATCCAATTACAACCTCGCCCAATATGCAACAGTCAAACAGGTTTCTAGTGGTTCGGGGACTTATCCAATTGCCACTAGTCAACAATCTGCGGTACTGGCTACTAAGGACGAACTAGCGGACATTGCCGATGTTGACGCGAACATGTTTACGGAAGTGCCGTTTGATGTGAAGACCCGGGCGGGCAAGATTGCTTTATCTAATGAAGTGGTGGAAGACGCCGAAGTTGATATTGTCAGCGAAGTTAAAACACAATTGCAACAACTGGTTGATAACACGGACAACACGCAGATTATGAGCTTGTTAACGGGAACCAGTTTCGCCAAAGCAACGGCTGCCAATATTGATGATCTTAAAAAGATTTTCAATGTGACGTTAGATCCCGCTTTGAGCAAAATGTGGTTAGTGAACCAGTCCGGGTTCAACTACCTTGATACCTTGAAAGATTCCGAGGGGCGTTACCTATTACAAACGAACCCAACGGCACCCAGTGGCTTCACCTTGTTAGGGGCACCAGTCGTCATGATTAGTGACAAGTTACTGGCCAACAACGCCGACGGGACGTTCCCAATGATTGCAGGGGACTTATCACAAGCGGTGGCTGTTTTCCGGCGTAACCAAGTAACCGCCCAATGGGACAAGTTCGACCAGTTTAGCCAAGGGCTTTCCATCATTGTGCGGAATGATTATGAAGTGATTGATAAGACCGCTGTAATCAACGTGGCGTTAGGAACTGTGACTGCTGGTAAATAGGAAGACAAAATGAGTGGGATTTCAAGCAACAAGTGATAGTATGATGATAACGCTTATCAGATTTTAATAGAACGTGCAGTTATAATTTTAGGAGTGATTCCATGAAGAACACATTTATCCTTGCATACAGTGGTATTATCATCACGTATGTATTCGCCGCATATGTTGCTTTTAAAGTGTTTGAGGTAATCTATTATGCTATGACTTGGTAATAAAAGGGCCGTGACTTCAAGGTCACGGCCTTTTATGATAAATATGTGTTTTGGAGACTGCCCGGGCTGGGATCGAACCAGCGACCTCTTGATTAACAGTCAATTATTCTACCGCTGAACTACCGGGCAATGAGTACTCTATATTTATACCATATAATTTTATGAGAGTAAAGTTAAACTTATGAGGAAGTGATTAGTTGGCAGTGACTGTAGACGACATTAAACTAAGCCTGCGAATTGATGTAACTGAAGATGACCCAATGATTCAAAGTTATTTAGACGCCGCCAAGGACTACGTGCAGACGGCTGTTAGCAAGAATGAAGATCTGACTGTCTACAAACAGTACGATTTTGCCGTGTCCTTGTTGACGCAATTCTGGTATCAAAACAGAGTAACTGATATGACAAAAACACCGTATCAAGTTGTTAGTATGATTCAACAACTGCGTGGAAAAATTGAAGCTTAGGCTTGACATATGAAATGATTGATACTAGAGTTAATGTTGTAATTGCCCTAATATTACTTTCCTATAAAAACGGCGATTATCATATCCTATAGTGAGAGGCTCTCCCCCGAGCCTCTTTTTTATACATATATCTGGAATTAGAAAGTGTGATTCCAATGCGCCAAGATGTTAAGAAAATTCGCAATTTATTAAAGCAATATGCCAAACTAAAACGTGATTTCACGGCTTTTAATCAGGTTTCTAGTCCCTCGCTCGATGGAGTATCAAGCCATAGCAGCCGAAACGGCACTGAAAGCCGCCTGATAAACTATGTTGACTTATCTTACCAGTTAAAAGAAGTCGAAGACTCCCTCAATGCAATTGATGACCCACAATATCAATTTATCTTACATGATTACATCATTGAGAAGCGGTTCAGCCGCAACGAGGCTTGCCAGCAATTATCGGTTAGTGTCAGCAAGTTTAATTATATGAAGAATGAAGCATTACACGCTTTTGCAAAATTTTACAGTGATCTAACGGTTTGAATGCCTACTATAGCCAAACTTCAACAATTTTATTGTATAATTAATAATGTGCAGTTAAATATTTGCTGGAGTGTCCTTGTAAATGAGTTCTTTTATAAAAAAATGGTTGTTTGAAGTTACTGTAAATATTACATTGTTAATTGTTCCGGCTTATTTGATAGTTTCTAGCATATTTCAAGATGGCCACATAGTTTTATGTTTATCTACGCCGGTACCTGTTTTTGGAATAAAATTATTAACGTTTAATTTTATGGTTTTGTCAGTGCTTGATTTTATGCATTGGCCGTCTGATTATCATGAACCTAAAACTATAAGAAAGGTTATTTTTGTGATACACATTACTATCGCAGTCATTGCCTTGATAATAAGCGTTAGACTAATGGCTTAACAATAAAAAAACTGTTAACCAAAGTTGGCTAACAGTCACTGCTCCGCGCAAGTATTAAGTCACTGGAAACAGTGGCTTTTTTTGTTATATTTTTGGCTGTCCTTTTGGCTGACTTTTAGTGAAAAGATATGACAACCAATGACAAACTAGAGTAATAAAAAAGCTGTAATCACGGTGTTTTTGACAACCAATGATAACAGCTGATAACGAATATTGGGTATACTGGGCTCGAACCAGTAAATTACGGATTCAGAGTCCGCTGCCTTACCAATTTGGCGAATACCCAATAACAACTATTTAATAGTAACTTTTCCAGCAAATACTGTCAAGACTTTGCTGAAACTTTGTGTCTATTTTTTGCATTTTTGCTTGAATATCGTATCAGTTGGTGGCTAAACTAGTTGAGTGGAAGGTGAGTGTATGTCGAAGTCAGAATTAGATCATTTATTCGATCATCTGCGACAACAATTGATCGTATGGGCGGTCACGGCCATCGGATTAGCAGTTATGCGCAGCTTTTTGTTACCCCAATTATTGACTTTCGTTTTTTGGTGTAGTGTGGCCTACTGTTTGCTCTTATTCATTGGTTTAGTTGTTGTGACGATTTTTAGGTGGCAAAAATCTTAATTATATTTGACAAGCCGCTTATCATTCGGTAAGATAATAAATGAATTTGTGCCCGCTGGTCAAATTGGTTAAGACGTCGCCCTCTCAAGGCGGAGTTACGGGTTCGATCCCCGTGCGGGTGATAAGTCGACAAATATAGAGAAACGGCAAAGCACCAAAACGCTGATATAAAGGCGTTTTGGTGCTTTTGTTTTACACTCGAAAACCACTCAAACACGATATGTTCTTCCACGATTCTTCCAAAAACGAAAAAAGTAGCCAAAATATAGCAGTTTTTGGAAGAAAAATTAACAAATTATTTTGTAATCCCTTGCGGCACAAGGAATACAGCAATCACAAAATTATCATTTTCTAAAATCCTTCATCCATTAGCTCGGTAGCCTTCTTATCTGACACGCCGTTTTCTTCTTCAATAAGATGGACGTAGGTGTTAACGGTCGTTTCTAGTTTTTGATGTCGAAGGCGATGTTGAACATAGGGAAGGGACTCATGATTTAAGATAAGAATCGAAGCGTGTGTATGTCTCATGGCGTGTGTTGTAACTTTATTAATCTTTAGGCGATTACAAATACGTCCTAGCTCTTCGTTTGCATTCCCATTGCCCACGATTTTTCCTAGTTTAGACCAAAATACGAGGTTCTTAGGATTCTTCATTTCGTGTAGTTCTAAATAATCTTTCTGCGCGCTGCGATAACTCCTCATAAAACGACAGTAGGCGGGTCCTATGGTTATATCTCCATCGGCCTGCCCATTTCCCTTAGTTGGACGAAAAGTCTGTCTACGGGCGTCCCATTGCTGTTTAATGTGAACTATTCCATTATTCAAATCCAAATTATCCCACGTCAGACCAGCAGCTTCCTCGAACCTCGTCCCAGTTTCTAATTGAAACAGCATCATCAGCATAGTCATGTGGTCATAATCAGCTGTTTTAATGAGGTATTTACGCAGCTTCTTATAATCGGACAACGTCAAATACTTTTCCTCTACGGGCTTAGGAGGGCGTCCAGTGACGTGTGCTTTGTAAGCAAAGTCTCGTTTTAGAATACCATCAGCTACGGCGTCCTTGATTGCAGTGTGTACTTGTTGATGAAGCTTGTGAGATGTGGCAATTCCATGACTGCGGCCAAATTCATTCAGGAACTTCTGATAATCTGGACGTTTAATTGAGCTCATAGGTTTATCCTTAAAATATGCAGAGACGTGACGCCAGTTGCCCATATACAGCTCATGAGTATGACGCGATACACCGTCAGTTTTGTATATTCTGATCCAATCAAGAAAGTAGTGCTTTAGACTCTCAGTGCTACGTGATAAGTCAGCACCTTCCAGCAGAGCATTTTTAGTTTTAGTTTCCCACTCAACAGCGTCAGTTTTGCGCTTTTCTAAATGGGTAACCGACTTATAATTACCGTCATCATCCTTATAAGAGACACGGGCTTGCCATTTACCATTATTAAGTTTGGTTACTGACATGTTTTATTCCTCCCAACTGGAAATAACAATAGGCTGACATTTCCAAACGTATGTTCTTTTTCGTGCTTAAATAAAAGCCCTTAACTAGTAAGAACTCTTATGCCAAACTTTTAACCATTTTTAAAAACTGATGTCGTTGGGGCATTGTCATCAGATTAATATTTAGCTTGCAAACTCTGGGTAACCAATCAATACTAAAAATTGACAGAATATCAATTGATGAATACAATTCTTTTTCAGAAAAGTCAGAACCTTCACAAATTATTTGTTGTAGATAAACCGTTAAATTCTTAGTATCAGTATATTTTGAATGCAAATCGTCAGATTTGTGTTTAAATATATTGTTTATCTTATCAATGCTAACTTTGAAATCGATATTCATTTTATAGTCCGATGTTGTTTTAATACCGAATTCCCAAAGATTACGATATGACGACTTAGAAATTTCTGTCACATTGACAGAACTATCAACGAGTTGAACATAAACTATTTTTATGATTTCTTCTGATAGCTGTCTGAAGCATGTAGAAATAAAAAGGTCTTCACATGTTGGAATTGCGTATAGTAATTTCAGTACTGACTCTTTAGCTTTTCTTGCTTGCGACCGAAGTGCAGGAGAAGCGGTTGCATCATAATCAGAGATAACATCAAACACTGCTATCATTTGAAATAAGCGAAGTATTTTTCTTCTCTGAAAATGATTTAGAATGAATGATTCCGAGAAAAAGGTTGAACAAAATTGAATGTAGGTCTTAATTTCATGATTATAAAAATCCTCCATAATTATCCTCGATCAAATCTTTGAAAAAGGTCGTCTACTGAATTACGCTTATTAGTTTTTTTGGATGTGTCTTTTGAAACAGTGTTGTTATCAGTAGTAGTGTTTTCTGAAATAAATGATGAATAATGAAATTCTAGTTTTGATAATGAAGCTGAATCAGCTTTTTGAATAACTCGAAGCATTCTAGAAATTACTACAGAGCGACTTTTATATACATAATCCTTGAAAATAAGTGTTTGATTTCTATGAAGTGGGTAAACTTTTTCTAATTCACTTAATAGCGGCGTTAGGAACTCTTTTAAATTAATATTGAGTTTGAAAAAATGTGTTGAAAGCAATAATGTCGTGTATCCCGAGTAGAGTAAAGAACGCTTGTACTCGGAATCTTTAGTTTTAGATATATTCTGAATATTTCGTTTTAAAATATCAATCTCACTCATGTCCATTTATCCTCTTTTCAAATTCTTTAACGAGTTTATTTAGGTTGGGCTTCGATCCTTTTTCTGCATTAGAATTGTCGATAAAATAGCCAATATCGTTTTGTAAATATTGGTTATGCAGAAAAGTAGTGTTGAAAATGCCAATTTGCTGATTCTTTAGTACTTTGCTGGATGAAATATCTTGAATGATATTCTTGATTCCTGTTGAAGGTTTTGATTTAATATCAGTTAAAATTATTCCCAAATTTTTTAAAGGCCGTTTTTCAAAAAAAATAAAATTATCTGATGTGATTGCTTCGACAACTTTATTTAGCATATTTATACCTAAAATCGAGTACGCTTCTGGTTTTACTGGAACCACATAAAAGTCACTTGGTTTTAATGCAGCAACTGTATAAGAAGAATAAGTAGGTGGACAATCGATTAAGATATAGTCGAATTTTGAACGCAACTTATGTGCACTGATAAAATTATAAATTCCATTCTCAAGTTGTGTACTATTCAAATTTCTAGTTATAAATTCAATTCCCAATTCACCTGGGATAATGCTTAGACTGGTATTTGGAAAAGTTAATATACATTCTTCAGGACTTGCAGGCCCACTTACGCTACTTTCAAACACTTTTTTAATTGATGCGGTTGAAACCTTAGTAGTGTTGCTATTTACTGCTTGATCTTTGGTATCTGAATTGTTATCTTTGGTATCTGAATTGTCATCATTGTACTGTTTTTTTAGCTTTTGGGCAATTTCTTCTGATTGGGCGTAGTTAAAGTGCTTAAAGACGGATTGAGTCAGATTTATTTGAGGATCCACATCAATCAGTAATACTTCTTTATTGAGCGAGTTTGATAGTCGAAAGCCAATTTCTTTAGTTAGGGTAGTTTTTCCTACACCACCCTTCATATTAATAAACGAAATCACTTTAGCGTTATGTGTGGCTTCTTCTGGTTCACTCATTGTTAGACTCCTCCAATATTTTTATTTTTCTGAATTTTTGATCGTTAACATGGTCAAAGCGAGTGACGGGAATCGGACCCGCGACTACAGCTTGGAAGGCTGTCGTTTTACCACTAAACTACACTCGCGTGAATGGACCTTGTTGGACTCGAACCAACGACCGGACGGTTATGAGCCGTCTGCTCTAACCAACTGAGCTAAAGGTCCAGAAGCTTTGCAATTAAGTGCTATTTATTTTTACTTAATTGTAAAGCGAGAAAACTAATAATCCATTCTGGTAATTTCTGGTTCTGAAGTTAGATAGTCACTGACGTGTGCTAGAAATTTCTGGAAATGAGGGGTGTCATTATGGAAATCCACGGCTTCTTGATCTTTCCAGTGTTCGATAATTTCGTAATCATTATCACTGTCTAACTTTTTGAAATGTCCATAGAATTCATTACCAGCTTCTTGTGCTGAATTAATAACAAGTTCATGAATGAAATCTTCATATTCTTTTTTGAGTTCTGGTTTAACATGCAATGCGACGTTGATAATCTTCATTTGAAATTCTTCCTTTGACATTTAGTTTTATTATTCATCATCTGAGTCTTCGATGAGCTCTAGCCAAATGGTTAATGGTTCTGGGTTAAACTCTGGCCACATTTTCATAATCTCGTAAGCTCTACTCAAAACATGACTTTCGTTTCCTTCTTCTAAGTCTTTAAAAACACTTAAAGCGACGGGGTTATTAGATAGATCGTCCATTAAAATATTTATTTTATGTTGCCATTCGGTAACTAATTTTTGGTAATTTATTAAACGTCTTGCATGCTGAATAGCATAGTCTACACCATTTTCTTGAACTCTTTTAATAAAATCTTCGTACTCTTTGAAGACGGCAGACTGTGCTTGTTTCCAATCATTAGTAGATAAATCTTTTGATTTTTCCATAAATGACACCTGATTTCTTACTACAATTATTTTTTCTGTTGCTTTAATAATGATACAATTTCTGAAAGATATTTTTCCTCGGCTGTTGGAATAGGATCGGCTTCGACATCCTCCTTCTTAGGCATAATTTTATTAATCATTTTGACTAGTAAAAATACCACAAATGCAATAATCAAAAAATTAATGACAGAATTAATAAAGGAACCGTATTTAAAAGTAGCATTGCCAACTTTTAAAACAAGGCTAGAGAAATCAATTTGCCCTAAAAAAACACCTATTAGTGGATTTATTAAATTATTAACCAATGATTTAACGATAGCAGTAAATGCAGCCCCAATAATAACGCCGACTGCTAAATCCATTACATTACCACGTGAGATAAATTCTTTGAATTCTTGAATCAATTAAATATCCTCCTGAAAATATATTCTAGCTTTTCATGACATCTTGACTGGTCAATGCGAGTGGCAGGAGTCGAACCTACATCTGTTAGTATCTAGTTAGCAATTCAAAGGAGCACCGTTCTACCGTTGAACTACGCTCGCGTGAAAGCCCGGTGAGGGGCTTTTGTTTGGTTATGAGCTTGGCTACTTAATCCCGTATTTTAATAATTGGGTCTGTAGTTCGCCAAAACTTTTCATTGAATCCGGGGTAGTTTCAAAAGCTTCCTTTTCAGACATCCCATGCTGTGTTTTATATAATACTGGTGAAACTCCGTATTTATTTAAAAACCCTGTTAGTGTATGTTCATCCATTGAAATTGATGAGCTATTTTCGCTAGTCGAGGATTCTCGATCAACAGATGAACTAGCACCTACTGATGAGCTGGATGCTTTTTGTGAGGCTGAATTAGCTTGTGCTACACTGGTTGAACTTGCTTCAGCCACGCTAATAGAGGCAGCTCTACTGCTTGATTCAGCAATTTTCTTTTTGCTTTCAGAGTCAGCTTTGCTCTCTGAACTTGCTTTTTTCTTGGATTCCAATTTAGCGGAGGTTTTCTTCTTGGCAGCAACGCTATTTGAAGTGGACTCGCTGTTTTGTTGCGATGAGTTAGTATTACTGCAAGCACCTAGCGTTAAAGCCGCTAACACGATGGCACTAAAAATCAATTTCTTTTTCATTCTATATTCCTCCAAAAATATGTTATTCCCCAAAACATACTAATTTCAAAAAATGTAAGCAATCCCAACTCCTAGCTTTTGTCGACCTCCTATCTGGTATATAGGTTGCTATGGCCATTTTTTAGTTAATCTTTTTTGAGATTTGTGTATGAGATAACCCAAGAGCCCACAGATGAGCTGGCTTTCTTTACTCTTACTGTAACTGTTTCACCTTTAGTAACCTTGGGATTTTCCGAGCTTACGAAATTCAAGTGTTTGCCAGTTTCAAGGTTATAACCAAATGCGCTATTTGGAACAACTTTATCGATCTTGAATTGAACGGTTTTTCCCTCAATATCTTTATTAGCATTTAATGCTGATTCTGCTGTTGAAGCAGTATAATCAGGCTTTTTGTTTCCACAACCGGTCAGTGTAAAAATTATAGCTATAATGGCTACAAAACCAATACTCATCTTTTTCATAACAGATTCTCCAGTCTTTACATGGTTTATTACGGTTGGAATCAAGCCAATATTTTAATTTACAGAATATGTTTTTGTCCCAATAGTTTGGAAATTGGCGTTATTGAATTTGACCGTTACATCATTTTTGTTCTCTAACTTGAACATAACCGCCGCCTGCGTTGTTTTCCCTGGCAACAATTTATCATTTAGGCCATCTTCGTATTTTTGTATTGGATTATTACCGTTATCGTCATATTTGGGTGTGCCGGGCAAAAGTTGTTTGTTTGCTGTATCTGTTTTTTGATAAGCATTTACTACAGTATAGATATTTGAAGGATCCTGTTCCTTTTTAGAGTTGTTAGTAACGTCACAATAGAGAACTAAAATTTTAGTTCCGTCTTCGCTGCCATCACGGATTTCCGATTTCGTAAATTTATAAGTTTCAATTCCGGCTGAGAAAACATTATCTTTAAACGTCCATTTATCATTTGACGGATCAGTCGATTTTGTTGATGAAACTTTTTCTGCCTTGGAGCTATTAACGGAATTAGTTTTAGAACTATTATTAGTTCCGCATGCGGTGAGCGACAATGCGGTTATTCCAGCTAGTAATAAAACACTGTATTTTTTCATTGATGTTTCCTCCAATATAATTTATTCCCCAATTCCAATTTCAATAACATTATTGCTTTGATTCTGTGCTAATAGCCAAACTCTCTCGATACTCTTCGGCCTCAGGAGCTTCTTTGAAATCTACAGTCAAATTGCTGTATTTTTTTAATTCATCTTCAATTTCGTTTATAGAAATGTGAAAATACTCTTTACGGTTGTTCACCATATTGACACGCTTTTGTGAAAAACGCTGGTGTAGTTCAGATTCTAATTGGTATGCGTTTTCGCTAAATATTAATGCATGTACGTCAAATTTAAATGGAACCGAAGCACTCCCGAGCTCGTTGATACGATCCATTGGATCTAAGCGGCGGGTTACACCAATTTTGAAGACATTTTTACCAAACGACCCAACATTAGAGATGATATAAACATATCCGGCGGTTGCGTTTTCTTCTCGATAATCCACCGCTGCCTTTTTATCTTCATATTGTGTTAGTTTTTGCTTTAATTTTTCAATTTCGGCTATTAATCCCTCGTTGCGAGGATCTTCAGTTTGCCTTTCTTGAAGTTCTTGAATTGCTTTTGAGTAATGATCGATCTGTTTATTAAGCATTTTTTGTTGAGCTTTAATTTCCCGTTGCAAAGCTTTTTCTTCTTTTTCCCGTGCTCGCTGTTCACGAAGCTTATCTTTTTCTTCTTGAACTTTTTGTCGGTACTCAAAAGCTAGATGAAGTTCTTTCAATTTGAGCTGTAAGTAATTGTTGACCATGCTGATTTCAACAACTTCATACATTTTATTGTGCTGATTGAATGAGCGAATAATCCTTGTTTTGATGCGATCAAAATTTGAATATGATACTTTGTTGATAGCATCTGTACATTCGTTATTAAAGCTACGAAGGATGGCCTTTATATTATTACGATTCATCTTTCTTCCTTGTGCTATGCTTCCGTTGACTTGCCAATGATTGTTAAAAATACAAGCAGCTTTATTTTTGATTAGATTTTTTTGTTGATCACGGATTTCTTGCAATCTGTCCTTGTAGCCTAAGGAATCAGAAAAGTCATATTGCGGTTGATACAGGCCATATGAACTCATTTCTAAATCAGGAGAAAGGTCACTAATGTCGGCTTTTATTTCGTTAAGCATGTCAGACTGTTTCTCAATTTCAGATAGTGCATTGATACGCTTTTTGTCAGCGAGATCAATCTGTTTGTCTAATTCATCAAGTGTTTTGCGTTTAGAATTAATGAGTTGGTCAAGTTGTTCAGGCTTCATTTGCTGTAATGATAGCTTAATGTCGTTCTGGTTTTTCAGCTTATCAATGGTTTCCTCTAATTGAACAATTTCCACTTTTGATTTTTGAATAGTATTTTTAAATTCGCTTATTCTGAATAAGTCACCTAGTGACATGAAAATTCCTCCAAATTAATTGATATTAATCTCCGTCGAATGGTACCCCGTATTGATAGGACAGTTCTCTGTATGAATAGGGAATATGGCCATTCTCCTCAATAAAAAGCATTCCCATCAATCCAACTGAAAATTCATCAGCTTCACGTTCAAACTTAGAATGTCCATGTTTAACGGAAGTGTAGTACCCAATCAACCCCTCATGGAATATAACGTGTCCTAGTTCGTGACCGAGTATGAAATACTGTGTAGGCGTGTGTTTAATAGAATTATTGAGTAGTATGATAGGCTCTTGGTTGTCATAAGCATTTTTACCTAGAGGCATTGCCCCAAAATCACACCATTCCACTTGTATGTTAAGCTTTTCCGCAATTACAAACGGGTCCGCTGTGTGATAACGATTGACAATAGTTTTAACGATATCTTTTACTCTATCCATAGGTACAACTCCTAATCATGCTTGTGGCGTTTCCAGAATATTGTTGCCATAGCCACACGCAATTGTTGTTTTTCTTCTTCAGTAAGATCTTCACCCCCATAGGTCATCGAACCCTCATTCGCTTCAAGAAAATCCTTCAGGTCAATGGTATCTTTCTTGGTTGCCCATTTTGGCGTGCCATTTTTTCCAAGCAAGTAGTCAGTTGTCACGGAAAAACGATCTGCAATTTTAGAAAGTGTTTCAAGATCTGGCTGTCGTTTTCCTTGTTCATAGGAAGCCAGTGTTGTTTTGGCCATGCCTAATTGCATTGCTAATCTCTCTTGCGTTAGACCAGCTTCTTTTTTTCGTAATTCTTTAAGGCGTTCAGCAAACATTGATAGGCCTCCTTCGTTAATTATAAGATTACTACGCATAATGCGTATTTTGCACAAAAATATAAAAAATACTCGTTTAGAGTATTTATGTGTTGACTAAGTACGCGAATTGTATTATATTAGTAAGCATCAAAGGTACGCGAAACGTATTACTTAGTTAGGAGGTGTTAACATGCGTCATTGGTTAAAAGAGTGGAGAGACATCAACGGACTAACGCAAAAAAAGGCTGCTGAATTTCTTGATATGCCAGAGACAACTTTAGCGTCTTACGAACAAGGACATAGAACACCAAGTGTTGGTAGAGCTAAGAAAATGGCTGTAAGAATGAACGATATATCTTCAAAAAAACGTGTTAAATGGACTTATTTTTTTGAAGATAAAGTACACAATACGAGTAAATAAGGAGATGCCAAAATGAAGCCAATAACAAGAGATGTTTTAATCAATGCACTAGCAAAGGTTAAGCCAGAAACACCAAGAGTAATGTTTGAGGCACTAAGCGATAAAGCACTAGATGCTGAATTCCGAGCGGTAACGGCCGAATATAACGAGCAAGCTAGCCAACTTATGTCAGTTTCATATTAGGAGGTACGAGCATGTCAGATGTGATTCTAGTTCGACACGAAGCACCTAAAGGATTCCAGTATATCAGTCAGGAGGAATACGAGAGGTTCCAAGCCTGGAAGCAAGCACAACGTGGTATTCGTACTTGGAAGCTCAAAGATTTGGCCAAGTATAAATACGGAACTAAATCAACAGAACGGGCCTCACGATATTTAACCAAGCATCGCCATGATTTGGATATTGAACAGGGTGGCTTCATTGATTATGTGAATACGCATAACGGCTGGCAGATTCCAGCAGCTGAGATGATGGATTATCTATTAAGCCATCCCGACTAACTAAATTATAAGTGAATTACACGGAAAGGCCATATAAAGCCCTTTCCAAAATACAGAGGTGTAGGTATGAAAAACAAATTCTCAGAGCAATTGTCATTAGCGTTGGACAGGCATAAAGAATCAACACAGCAGCAAGTTGCCGACGGGACGCATATTTCTCCCGGGCAGTTGTCACGATTGAAAAACGGGTCAAGGAACACTGATCCACAAATTCGGAAGTCGTTAGCAAACAAAATTAACGATTTTTGGCTTAAATATTCTGGTGCGCGAGAGAATTTTGGAGTGCTTTCATTCCAAAATGATCATCGGTTACAAGGCGATATGTTTTCAGCCCTGATGCGTCAGAAGAAAGAGCAGCAAGAACGAGAGGCAATGGAAGCTGAGTTTGAGAATGCTATTGTGATTAATCCAAACGATCGGACACCAGCGCAGCAGCTAGTCATTGAACGTTATCCACGTGAATACGCTGAAGAGATTAGCGCCGAGATAACTGATTTAGCTAAGAAAGCTGAGTATGCCGGTATTTCAATGGATAAATTGCAGGGAGTAATCGATAAAGTCAATCAAGAAAATGGCTAGGAGGAAATAGCAATGATTGAAGGAGCAATAGTAGGCTGCGCGTTAACGGCATTGTGGTTCAAGCGTCATGAGGTTGCTAGTTGGTTTGGAATTTAAGGAGATGAAGACGATGAAATTCACATTCAGGATTGGAAACGTGCTTTACAAACAAATCACGATTGAAGAATTGAATAATGTTTTTGGCACATTTAAGGAGGCCGAACGAATTGGAAGCACGCAAAGTATCGCTAAAGCCTAAATTTGAGTACGAAAAAAGCTGCTCGAGTATTGGTAGTACCCGTGCAGCAAAGACGCTTAATAAATTTATTTTCGAGTTCTATTGTACTCCGAAACTGTCGTTAAGACAACGTTTGGCACGGAGGTGGGCGAAATGAACGGCTACGATAGCTGGTTAATTGACCAAGAAGAAGCTGCGGAAGGCTGGCGTGATGATGAACCTACTGAGGAAGAGCTGATTGAAAGTGGCGTCATTGCTGGATATTAAATAGGAGGATTTCAATCATGGATGCAATGTTAAAAGAAGAACTTAGAACGGTGACAGAGCGTGAAAACGAAGGATTCAAAATTGACTCATTAGAGAAAGCCGACTGGGCATTAAAGAAGCTCAAGGCTATCCAAGCGCATGATGATGAAATTGGCCAAGTTGCGAAGAACAATATTGACCAGGCAATTGCATGGCGCGACCGGGAGCTTGATAAGAACCAAGCCAACCGCGAGTATTTCGAAGGACTATTGACTGACTATTTACGTGATCAACGGTTAGTTGACAAGAAGTTCAAAATCGATACCCCTAATGGCCGTGTATCAACTCGTAAGAACCCGGCTGGGTTAGCGTATGACGAAAAGATGGTTTTAAACTCACTTCATAATCAGGGCATGAGCCAATATATCAAGGTCAAGGAATCTATTGATAAAGTCGATTTAAAAAAAGCTGGTCGCATGGTTGGTGACAAGTTTGTCATGGAAGATGGCGAGATTATCGCTGGTATTACTGAAAAACCGGCAACTGAGAAGGTCACGTTTAAATACTAGGAGGAACCGATATGAGTGAAGCAATCGCGAAAGCAGAAAATCAAACGAATAGTCTATCCCTAATCATGGGTACTGATCAAAATAAGATGGCTAGCGAACTACAGGCTATCTCTAATTTCCAAACTATGGTTCAAAAACAGCTAAAGAATGGTCAAGACTTTGGGGTTGTCCCTGGCACACAGAAGCCGACATTATTGAAGCCCGGAGCTGAGAAAATTCAAATGTTGATGGGTGTAACTAGTGAATATAACGTCATTGATAAGGTTGAAAACTACAAGGATGGTTATTTCGACTACACCGTCAAGTGCGTGCTGTACAAGAGCGGTATGCAGTTAACTGAGGGATTAGGGTCGGCAAACACAAAAGAGAGCAAGTACGTTTCTCGTGATGGCTTTTCAATGAAAAACACGGTATTGAAAATGGCGAAAAAGCGGGCCCAGGTTGATGCCACACTGACCATCGCTAGTTTATCAAATGTCTTCACGCAAGATGTCGAAGATATGCAGAACTTTAACCAACGTGAGAATAACGAAACCATGACTTATGATGAAGCCTTTAATTTAAAACTTAACTTTGGCAAAAATAAAGGCAAGAGCATGGGAGATGTCATGAATGAGAATCGTAGCTATATTGAATGGCTAGCTGAGAATGCAAAGAAACCTGAATTTAAGACTGCTGCTAAATTACTGCTAGCTGGCAAGCAACAGCCTGAAACTGACGATAAAGCACATGAAGATTTTGATCCTACTAACATCATTGCTAGTTCAAAACAGACGAGTGAGATTGCTAACCTTGCTGGTGAACTGGCCACTCAAACCAAGAATGGCACACCATTATCAGTGACTAATGAGGTTATTCAACAAATTGTCCCTGATTGGAAAGGGACTGACGATGATTGGAAGAACCTAACAGTAGCACAAGCAGAGGATGCTAAGAGTCAGCTACAAGGGTTGCTAGCGGCATTTGATAAGAAATAAACATTCGAATTGGCTTGAATGCAGCAGTGACTGAATCCACCGAGCGGGTGAGAGGCCCATTAATAAGGACAGGAGGGACGAATTTGGATTACTTCAAACAACGACGAGCGTACCGTAATTTTAAGATGTATGAAGCGAGTGTCTCTAACGGCCAAAATAATCTGTATCGCGAGTTACTAGACTATGCGAACGACGAAGGCAAGTTGGACGTTCAGTTTCGCATGAAAAATTCGGCATTACTCAGTCTGACAGGACTATCCGAACCCGGCCTCGATAAAGCACGCAACTCATTAGTGCAACTAGGACTAATTAAATACGCTAGAGGCAAGAAAAATGTGAAACCACCTGAATATCGCATTATTAATTTATATAGTAGGTCAGCTGGTTACCCAACCAGTAACCCAACTACAAGTCATAAAAGTAGGCCAACTGGTTTAGATGAAGTAGGCCAACTGGTTGGGCAAGGTGGAGGTCAACCAGTAGGACATAAAGAACTTACTAGTACTGACCCTGACTTGACTGATACTGACTCTTATGATGATGACGCGGGTGTCACACGCGAGCAGGTCATTAACGACTGGACCACCCTGTGGGGATTTCCGAACGGGGTTGCTCGTCCTGAAATTGATGAATGGCTTGCGGTGCTTAAACCTGAATTGGTGGCTTACGCCATTCAAATTGCTGGTGAACACGATGTGCAGTCGCGGGGAGCTTTGAAATATTTGCGTGCAGTGATCAAGGGTTGGCAGCAACGAAAGATTACGACATTGGCACAGGCTAAACAAGCAACTGCTGATCACGATAAACGATTGGCTAATGCTAATAAACCGGGTAGTTATTCGAAGCCGCACCGTAAGGAAATTATGCCAAAGTGGGCGCAAAACGGCGCTTCTCAGGCGGATTCTAAGCCAATCTCAAGCGATGACCAGCAGGACGATATGAGCGACGAGGCGTTCCTAGCGTTCATGAATAGTCAGGAGGAAGCTAAATGAATTGGGGTAATCAATTAGTCAAGTTAGCCGCTAACCATGCCTATGAACCGGCCGCATTGCACTGGACTAAGCAGCGCATGAAACGGCATTTAAAGGCCGGCGGTAGCGCGCAAGATGAAGTGTGCGCTCATGAGTACAAGCTATTTGCACTCGAGGTTTTAATTATTGAATATCAGCGGGATGGCTTAAATTTTGATTTGACCCAATGTTGGGGTAAGCCAGCCGAGTATTTTATTGATCTAGAGCAAGCTAGACAAGGATTGCAAACGGAGGTGAGCGCATGAATGAATTGATTAAAATCACTGAAAAAGATGGGCGGCAGTTGGTGTCTGCCCGGGATCTATATAAAGGACTTCAAATTGCACAACGCTTTAGTCGTTGGGTCGAAAATAATTTTTCTTTGTTTGATGAAGGGGTCGATTTTGACAAGTGTACATCAAGTACGGTTGTCAACAATGGGGCCGTGCGGGAAATTGACGATTATGTTATTACGCTTGACATGGCTAAGCAATTAGCAATGATGGTTAGAAGCCAAAATGGTAGCCGTTATCGTAATTATTTCCTAGCTATTGAAAGGCGCTGGAACAGCCCAATGGAGGTTGTCAAACGTGGATATAGTTTTCTGATGAGGGAAAACGAGCAGCTGAAGCTGGAGAATGAGCAGCTGCAAGGGCCAGCCAGATTAGGCCAAGCAGTTTCAGGCTCAGATGATTCTATCAGCGTTGGTAATTTTGCTAAGGTATTACGCCAGCGCGGTATTAAGACTGGTCAAAACCGCTTGTTCGATTGGCTAAGAACTCATGGCTACCTAATAGCGATGGGGAAACGTTACAACTCACCGACCCAACGAGCGATGGAGCTGGGAATCATGGAAGTGAGAGAAACCGTGATCACCACTAACCATGGTTCAAAGACACGCTTTACGCCCTTAATTACGGGCAAGGGGCAACAGTATTTTGCTAATAAATTTTTGAAATCGAAGTCAATGGTCAAAGAGGGGTGAGCGCATGACTGAAACACAGGTGCTAGTAATTAACGCTGATCTACCCGATATCGATCACCCACTAGCAATGGGGCCCGAACCGGAAATGTTTAAGCTCGCGCAACATAACTACAAATCTGGTGAATGGCCGTTCCCGGTTAGACTGGTTAAGCCTGGGACTAAGGTACGCAGTGATGCGGCCTACCTAGCCAATATGAAAATAGACTCGAAGCAGGGCGAACGTGAGGATGTCAGAGCCATTCGGCAAGCACATAAGCATGGCAAACATACGCTTAGAGAACTAGCTGATAGTACGGCAATGGAATTAAATCGGGTAAAGGATTTAGTCCACAAATACAGCCTGCCACTGACTAACGATTACTGGCGTGCTGAGAAGTATAACAATCCTGATGAAGTGATCGCCTATCAAACACTGGCACGATTATGTAAAAGGATTGGCGCCCCAGAATTTTCGATTAGACAGGCCAGTATGTCTAACGGGATCGTTAATGGCTACTACATTAGCCGGGTGCCGAAAGTATGAGCAAAGTTGTGATTAAGGGTGAACTGCCTAGCTTAAATGAGTACATCAAGGCTGAACGGGCCAACAGATACGCCGCAGCTAAACTAAAGAAGCGGTACACGGCATTATGTAGTGTATATGCGCGGGCTAGTCGAAATTCTGGAGTCAAATTCAGCTGGCCTTGCAAGCTTAAATTTACGTGGTACACGAAGAACAACCGGAAAGATGCGGATAATATCGCGTTTGCTAAAAAGTTTGTGCTGGACGGCTTTATGAAGGCTGGGCTTTTAGGCAACGACAATCGAAAGCACATCACAGGATTCCAGGACGAATTTGCCGTTGATAAACGAAATCCTAGAGTAGAAATAGATGAAATCACGGAGGACGAAGATGCCTAAACACACTAAGAAACGTTCAACGATTAAACGGAAGCACCGGCAAATGAATAGTGGAATGAAAGAGTTGCGTAGGAGATTGGCGAGGGACCGCAACCAGTGTTTGATGTTTGAGCTTAAAAGTGAGGCTGCTGGTGTTCAACAGGCCATTAATGAACTAGATGATTTGATAGGGGATGGCGACGATGATTAAGTTTAGAGCGTGGGACAAGGAAAATGAAGTCTATCTTTACAATGTGCAGTGTGCTTATGACACGTTGGGCGGGTTCGTAAAATATGATGATGGCAAAGATGCTGCCTATGACGAGTCTTGCTTTGGCGATTTCTTAGATAATGAACGGTATGATACTGAACAGTTCACCGGCCTGACAGACAGTAGTGGCAAGCCAATCTATGAAGGCGATATTGTTGAAGTTACATCTCAATATTGGGGAACGTTAGGGAATAGATATGAGGTCAAGTTTAAACAGGGCGCATTCTGCGTTAAATATGGCTTGTTATCAGAAATTTCACCAAGTATATCAGTTATTGGAAACGTGCACGAGAACGCGGAACTACTGAAAGGCTGATTTTAAAGTGTTTCTAGGAAAAGTATTCACATCTACACCTTTTATCGAAAAACGTAAACAGGAGGCGGACAAATGAAACAGATATTTGAAGCAATATGGAACGCAACCCCGTGGCAGTTAGTTAGTTGGATTGGTTCAATCGTGCTAGGAGTCATCATTGTTTATGTAGTTATTGCGCTCTTGCTGACATGGGTTATACAACGTCATGGGTGAACAAAAAAGCTCACTACTATTCACAACTGTAGTGAGCATTGGCTTGCACATGCGTGCTATTAAATTCTAATGCTATTGGAAATTAATGGCAATAGAAAAAAGCCGCCTGTTAAGGCGACTAGTCACAGGGCCACTCGAATGACCGTTGTAAGTATAACATATAAAAGGCGCTGCCAATGCTGACCGCGCTACAACTAATTCCGAATAAATTAATTATAGCATACGAAAGCGGAGGGGCGCATGATGGGCGAACAGCAAGTTATTTCAGATGAAATTTTTCCACCAGTTGACCAAGATAAAACAATTAAACAGGTGCGGCGGTTCCTGGATAAGAAGTTACCGAAAGCAGTTCGGGCGTCCGGCCATTCGGTTGCTGATTTAAAATCGCCTAGCATGGATGGCATGCCTAAGTCGTCCCCAGCTGGTAACTCGGCCGAGAATCGGATTACACGCCGCATGTATGCAGAGCAGATTGTCCGACAGACTATTCAGGCCATGGCTCGCTGTGATCATGAGTGCCAGGAGATATTAGATCGGCTATATTTGCAAGGTTACAGCGACACGATGTGCTACATGGATATTGGCTACAGCAAGACGCAGTATTTTGACCGCTGGAAGCCATTGGCAATGCTACAGTTTGCACAGAGCTATTACCTAGAAGACCTGAATATTTACCAAAACCGAACTCAAACCGGACTTTAACCGAACTTTTTCCGAACTCAAGCCGGACTTCATAGCAATAAATTGGTAGTAAATTAGTATTATCGATAATTGGTTAGGGCGGCAAATAAACGTTTTTCTGATAGCCCTATCGATTATTATTGTGGCCTTAGCTCAGTTGGTAGAACACCTGACTGTTAATCAGGTTGTCGCTGGTTCGAGTCCAGCAGGCTACGTCAATTTTAGGGAAAGGAAGATGAAATAATGAATTTAAAGCATGCAACAACTAAGGAGCTTTCGAAGGAATTAGAATCTCGCTTAGGTATTCAGACCATTAGCTTACAGTTAGAGGAGCAAGCAAAAATCACTGTTGGAGACCAGAAAGTATTTAGCTTTGATGGTCCAGCAGTGATCATTGTCAATATGGATTAGTTTATGCGCACATATGGATGATGTATGATAGAAGCATGGAAGTAACGGCCTTTAGAACTGGCATTCATTAGGCCTTGATACTCGTCAGATGTGACATCACTGTACAGATAGACGCCTCCACTGTTAAATACAATTTCTAGCTGTTGAGTGCTTGGGTTATACCCAACTTCTGATAGGTCACTAGAAATAATAGGAATTAAATTCATAATATGACCTCCTTTCTATAAATTAAGTATAGGCATAACTGAATTAAGTGCCATTATTAAGCAGATATGATCTAATTGGCAAGATGGCGGTCTCCAAAACCGTCTATGTTGGTTCAAATCCAGCTATCTGTGTAGCCGGCGGATTTATAAGGGGTGATGCGCTCCTCTCTGCCGCCGGCATTAGTCTTCGTATTTAACGTCGGCCGTTAAATGTGAGTATCGCTGTGGGCTAATTGGCAAGCCACAATGGGATGTAGGTTCGATTCCTACCGGCGATATTGGTTTAGCTGCTTGGCCATAGACAAGGCAGCGTGTGCTTGTGGCGGAATAGGTAGACGCGAACCGGTATCGAAGAGATACATGCTTTAGTGGCTGGGCAATGGCCCATGTCGGGTGCAAATCCCTACCAAGCACATTGAAAGCACCGCGGCATCGAAACGGACAATCTCCAAACTGCTCTCGCTTTTTAGCGGGAGTTTTTGTATAGTTAGGATAGTTTGGAGTGAGTATTATGAAAAATGATATTTTGGAAAAGAAACCTTTTTCAGATATAGATATTAACGATAGTTTTTTCGATTCATTAAAAGAAGATTATGCTGGATTTGATCAGTGGTTTCAAAGAAAGTCAGATAGTGGAGATTATGCGTATACAGTCTATCAAGGAAAATCTGTAATAGGTTTTATGTATTTGAAAGATGAAGCGGGCATAGATGAAACTATTACACCTGATATTTCAAAGTACGGTACAAGGTTAAAGGTTGGAACGTTCAAAATCGATGCGCACGGTACGATTTTGGGTAATAGATTTATATCTTTAATATTACATCAGTTTGTAGTTGGAAATTACGATGCATGTTACGTAACGATGTTTGATAAAATATCTGGGCTTGATAAATTGTTCCAAAAATTTGGCTTTTCTGAATTTGGTAAAAAGAATAGCACTAACGAAACAGTTTTGCTTAGAGAAAAAAGTATAAAAGGTAATATCTATCAAGACTATCCACGGATTACTTTAGCTGGAGATAAATATCTTCTTGGAATTATGCCAAAGTTTCATACATCTTTATTCCCAGATGCTAAATTAAGGACTGAAAAGAGTTTCTATACAGAAGATGTGTCTGCTACAAATTCGATAACCAAGGTGTTTTTATCTAATCTTCAGGGATTGAGAAATAATGACTTAAAGAAAAATGACAAATTGGTTATTTATCGAACTTCAGAATCAGGTAAAGTAGCAGAATGGAATGCTGTGGCAACATCAGTTGCTACTGTGGTTGATTATAGAAATATTAACAGTTTTGATAGTTACAGTGACTTTGAGAAGTTTGTAACTAGGTACTCAATCTTTTCTGAGCAAGAGTTATATAGTTTTTGGAATAGTAAGAGATATCCGTATATTATTAAATTCGTTTATAATGTTGCATTTCCTCATCGAATTGTGAGACACGATTTGATTGAAAATTGTGGTATAGATCGAGAAGCATATTCAGGATTTATTGAGTTATCGGACAAAGTATTTGCTTCAATTCTTGAGGAGGCGAAATTGAATGAGGGCTATGTTATCGATTAAACCGGAGTTTGTGAAACAGATATTGCTTGGACAAAAGAAGTTCGAGTTTAGAAAAGTCTTGTTTAAACAAAAGGTTACGACTATAGTGGTGTATGCTACAAAACCATATGGAAAAGTTGTCGGAGAATTTGATGTTTCTAATATATTAGAGGATGCACCACAATCTATTTGGAAACAAACGAGTAAATATGCAGGTGTCTCAAAAGCTTTTTTTGATGATTATTACTACAAAAGTGAAAAAGCTATAGCGATTGAAATCAGTAATTTTGTAACATATTCTGAACCCCTGACATTAAAAAAATTTGATCATACAATTAAGTCAGCCCCACAGTCGTTTATGTATTTGCAGTAACAGTGAACGTCAGAGCCCAGCTAATTACTGGGCTTTTTGGATACATAAATTTAGGAGGTGGTGGCAATGCCACGTATGATACACAGTAAGTACGGGTACGAACCGCCAGAGTGGGTGCAGGCCGATGCTCGGCTAGATAGGTGGTACATGGATAAGAAGCGTCGTGCTAAACAGCATGGCGCTTTTAGTTTGGATAAAAATAAGGAGGTGCAGCATGAAACTACCGGCGTATGTAAAAATCAGTGGTATTAATTATACCGTTGTCTTAAAGAAGCGGCTTGAAGATTCTGGAGATGCTTGTTGGGGATTAACTGATTATCCTGATGCCACGATTTACATTTGCAAAGAGTTATCCCAACAAAAGCAACGTCAAACGCTCATGCACGAAATGGTACATGCAATGATGCACGAGGCTGGACTTGACAATATCTGCAACGATGAAAAGATTGTAAATCCATTAGGCAATATGCTAGATAACGTACTGGCTAGTAATGATCTAGCCAAGTTGTATTAGTAATTAATTCTAAACCCGTCGAAATCGACGGGTTTAAAAACGGAGGTGTGGTGGTATGTAATGAAACGAAAGTTAACGCCCAAACAGCAGAGGTTTGCCGACGAGTACATCGAGTCCGGAAAAAAGGAAGAATCTGCAATTAAAGCTGGATACAAAAGCCGGTCTGCACATTCTATAGCTACTGAAAACCTGCAAAAACCTGCAATTAAATCTTACATCGATGAGCGAATGGCCGAGATAGCTTCCAAACGCATTATGGACGCCACAGAGGCCGTCGAATTGCTTACCCGGATAGCGAGAGGGGAAGAGAAAGAAACGGTTATATCGAGCACTCCGGAAGGCGTATACGAGAGCCAGAAGGAGGCAGACTTGAAGACCCGGATAAGTGCTGTTAAGGAGATACTCAAGCGCTATCCGGGCGATGATAAGCTAGTCAAAGCTCAAATCCGTAAAGCTGAGGCTGAGGCAGATATTGCTGAGGGCAAGGCCAAGGAAGCCCGCAATAGCGATAGCAGTGAAGGACAGACACTGATAGTAGACGATGTGGGAGGCATAGAAGATGAAGACGCTGGTAGTTGATGATACGAATATCAAGAAGGTTATTCGGATATCGGACTTGATTAATCCGCACTTTAAGCGAATGTGGACGACTGACAAGCCTTACATCGTTGCAAACGGCGGCCGTGGATCGTTCAAGTCGTCCGTTATCAGCTTGAAGTTAGTAACAATGGTCAAGAAGGCTATCATGCAGCATCACAAAGCCAACGTCATTGCTGTGCTGGCAAACAAGTCAGACTTACATGACACGGTTTACAACCAGATACAATGGGCACTCAGCATGCTTGACATGGACAACGAGTTTATTGCTTATAAATCGCCACTCACGATACAGCACAAGCGAACTGGCAGCACGTTCTACTTCTATGGCGCTGACAATCCGTACAAGCTCAAGTCAAACATCGTAGGTGATGTAGTGGCCGTCTGGTACGAAGAAGCCGCCAACATGAAGTCTAGTGACGTGTTCGACCAAGCTAACCCGACGTTTATTCGGCAGAAACCAGATTGGCTTAATCAGGTCAAAGTGTTCTACTCATATAACCCACCTAAGAACCCGTATGACTGGATTAACGAGTGGATAGATAAAGTGTCAAAGGATGACAATTATCTGATTGACACGAGTGACTATCGCTGCGACGTGCGTGGCTTTACTAGCAAGCAAACGCTTGACTTAATCGAGCAGTATAAGAAGAACGATTACGACTACTATCGCTGGCTTTATTTGGGCGAAGTTATTGGGTTAGGTACGAGCATCTATAATCCGAGCCTGTTCAAGCCGTTAGAAGTGTTCCCAGACGATGACTACATTAAGTCGCTATACTTCAGCCAAGATAGCGGCCAACAGGTGTCAGCCACGACTGAGCTATGTATTGCATTGACGGCTAAGAAGCGCGTCATCTTACTAGATACTTATTACTATTCACCGGCTCATCAATCAGTTAAGAAGCCACCTAGTGAGCTAGCAGACGAATTGTACGCATTTGAAGACAGTCGTGAGAAGCAATGGCATAAGAAAGCATGGAAGCGGTCAGCCGATGAAGCAACGTCCGACTATGCGATTGACCATGAATACTTTAAGAAGTATGGCCGACATTGGCATCACGTCAATAAGATTGAAAAGACAGCGATGATTGATCACGTCCAGGACTTACTAGCCACTGGGCGTTTTTATTACCTCGATAATGAGGCAAATCAGATATTTATTGATGAGCATCGCAAATACCAGTGGGACGGTGACACGCTGGAAAGCGACAAGCCAAAGGTTATCAAGGTAGATGACCATACATGCGATGCGTTTCAGTATTTCGTGCTGGATAACTTGCGTGATCTTGATTTGAGATGGTAGGTGAAGCAATTGGGACTAATTCAACGAATTAAAGATTTATTTTGGAAGGGGGCGGCAGCCACGGGAGTAACAGGAAGCTTAAGTAAAATTACAGATGATCCTCGTATCAGTATTGACCCGGATGAGTATGTTCGTATTCAAACCGACTTGGAATATTACAGCGATAAATTACAATATATCCACTATCAGGCATCGGATGGCATTGGCAAAAAGCGTCCCAAGAACACAATAAACATGGCCAAAACTGCCGCTCGCCGGATCGCCTCATTGATTTTTAATGAGAAAGCTGAAATTCACGTCAAGGATAGCAATGAAGCGGACAAATTCTTAAACGATGTATTTGAAGATAACGACTTCAAGAATAAGTTTGAGGAAGCACTTGAGAGAGGCGTTGCCCTAGGTGGCTTTGCTATGCGGCCTTATATTGATGGCAACCATATCAAGATTGCATGGGTGCGGGCTGATCAATTCTACCCGCTACAATCTAATACAAATGATATTAGCGAAGCGGCCATTGCTAGTCGAACACAGCGTACTGAAAGCAATCAGACTAAATATTATACGTTACTTGAATTCCATCAATGGCAAGGTGATGGTAGCTATCAAATCACCAACGAACTGTACAAGTCAGATAGTCCCGACATAGTGGGCAATCAAGTGCCACTATCCACATTGCCGGTATACAACGAGCTGGCGCCACAAGTCACCATTAGTGGTTTACAACGGCCACTGTTCGCTTACTTTAAAACGCCGGGTGCTAATAACATCAACATCGAAAGCCCGCTCGGCTTAGGTGTCGTGGATAACGCTAAGCATGTCTTGGACGACATTAATGACACTCATGATCAGTTTATTTGGGAAATAAAATTAGGCCAGAAGCATATTGCGGTACAACCGGGCATGCTGCGGTTTGATGATGAGCACAAACCAACGTTTGATACTGAACAGAATGTCTACGTTGGCGTATTGTCAGATGACAATAATGGTCTTGGTGTTAAGGACATGACAACGCCTATCAGAACTGTTCAGTATAAGGATGCTATCGACCACTTTATCAAGGAATTTGAAGTTCAAATTGGCCTGTCTACTGGAACATTTTCATATTCCGATGATGGTGTTAAAACAGCAACCGAGGTTGTCAGCAATAATTCAATGACTTATCAGACCCGCTCAAGCTATTTGACAATGGTTGAAAAAGCTATTGATGAGTTGTGCCAGTCAATCTTTGAGTTAGCCAATGCTGGTGATCTATTTGATGACGGTCAGCCATTATTTAAGCTTGACTCAGCTAGTCAACCGCTCGACATTGAATGCCATTTTGATGATGGCGTGTTCGTTAATAAGGACAAACAACTCGAAGAAGATGCTAAAGTATTGGCTATTGGAGCGCTATCCAAACAGACATTCCTGCAACGTAACTATGGCATGACTGACGAACAAGCCGCTGAGGAGTTAGCTAAGATTCAATCTGAAGCACCAACCGACACGTTTGAGGGAAGTCGCTCAGCTATTCTTGGTGGTGGTGATGGTGAATGATCACCCAAGATTCGATGATGCACGATGCGAACGCGGCCGTTGACATCTATTCCAAGCTTGAACAAGACATCTACGCACGTATTATCCAAACGCTCAAGACAACTAACTTCGATACGGTAGATAGTAAGAACGCTTTACGTTGGCAAGTTGAACAGCTGTCCAAGATGGGCGTACTCAACAAGCAAGTGGTTGATCTGGTTGCCAAGTATGCCGGTCAGTCGAAACAGTCAATCGAGCAGCTAGTGCACGATAATGGTTTGCAGATTGTTAACGAAATCGATGCTACTTTGAGCCAGCAATTGCATAAAAAGGTGGTTGTTGATGATGAAATTCGTGACACTATTAATTCTTTACAAAATCAAACGTGGAAAGAATTAGACAACACAGTTAACCAGTCGTTATTGTCCACTAATTACAACGAGAATGGTGCTATGCGAGCTTATCAAGGTATCATCAAGCAAACCACCATGGAAACGGTAGTTGGCCTTAAAACGCACGATAGGGCTTTAAGAGATAACGTCTATAAATGGGTGGATGCTGGCATTAAGTCCAATTTAGTCGATAAGGGTGGCCATAATTGGTCACTGGAGGGCTATGCTCGTACGGTAATCAACACGACTGCTCATCGAACATTCAATAACTTGCGTTTGAAACGTATGCAAGACTTTGGTACCACCTTAGCAGTGATGAGTTCCCATCCAGCTGCTCGTGAAGCGTGTGCCTATATTCAAGGTCACGTTGTTAACCTTACCGAGCCGGGTAGTGATACTTACAACGCCAAATACGATAGCATTTACAATCACGGTTATGGTACGCCCGCGGGTACTCAAGGCATTAACTGTTCACATACGCTTTACCCTTTTATTGAGGGTGTCAACACGAACAACCAGCCACAATATGACCCGCAAACAGCGATTGCTAAGGGCGATATACAAGCTAAACAACGTGGCTATGAGCGAGCAATCCGGCAGTCTAAGAAAAAGCTGGCTGCTGCGCAGAAGTTGGGCGATGATGTTGGCGTGTCTCACTACAAGTCATTGATTAGTAGCCAACAGAAATCGTTACGAGAATTAGTAAAGGATCATGACTTCCTACATCGAAACTATAGTCGGGAACAAGTCTATGGTAGTGAACCATAAATATGCTATTTGACCTGAGTACGTCACTAAACTGCTCATTACTTATGCAATCAATTCGCGCGGCCGTTACCGCGTAATAAATAACGTTAGGAGCGATTGGCATGGAACGCAAGGATTTAGAAGCATTAGGGTTAGACGATAAACAAACGACCGAGGTGATGAAGCTTTATAACGCTGGCATTGAGCCAATTAAGCAACAAGTAGCTGATACTAAATCAGAACTTGATTCAGTTAAGCAGCAAGTTGTTGATCGTGATGGTCAAATTAAGTCGCTTGGCGAACAAGCCGGTAATTCTGAAAAGCTCAACAAGCAGATTGCAGCGTTACAAGAAACCATCAAGACGAAGGATAGTGAAGCAGCTGCTAGTTTGGCTAAGGTTAAGACTGACAACGCTGTGCAAATGGCATTACGTGACGCTAAAGCTCGCGATGCTAAGGCAATCATGCCGTTTATCGACATGGATACTGTCAAGCTTGGCGATGATGGTCAACTAACGGGTATCGGTGAACAGATTGAGAAGCTGCAGGAGTCACATAACTATCTGTTCGACAAGAGCGACGATAACGACGGTAAGCCAGCGGTAAAGATTACAGCCGTTGGGAATCCTAGCGGTGGTGGCAATGGTAAGACGAAGTTAAGTGACATGACTTTGGCGGAACAAGGGCAACTTTACCGCGAAGACCGTCAAAAATGGGAAGCATTAGCTAAGCAATAAAAAAGGAGGCCATATCAATGGCAGAAACACATTTATCCGATTTAATTGTTCCTGAAGTGTTTGGGAACTACGTTGTAAATCAAATTATTAAGACTAACCGATTTGTTCAATCTGGAATTTTAACACCCGATCCTGATCTAGGACCACACTTGCTGGAAGCAGGTACACGTATTACAGTGCCATTCCTGAATGATTTAACTGGTGACCCTGACAACTGGACTGACAGTGACAATATTAATGTTAATAACTTAACTTCTGGCAAACAACAAGGTATTAAGTTTTACCAAACTAAAGCTTATGGTTACACAGATTTAGGTACTATGATTTCTGGTGCACCCGTGCAAGAAACAATCGGGAATCGGTTTGCAGCATTCTGGCAGCGTGCTGATCAAAAGACACTATTAAGTGTGCTTAAAGGTGTTATGGGAGTTAGCAAAATTGCTAATTCAAAAGTTTACGATCAGACGAAAGTGTCACCATCGGAACCGATGTTTGGAGCTAAAGGCTTTACTGGTGCTATTGGCTTGATGGGTGACTTGCAAGACACTACATTTGGTGCAATTGCAGTTAACTCCGCCACATACTCACTCATGAAGGTTCAAGGACTGATTGAGACTGTTCAACCTCAAAATGGGGCAACACCATTTGAAGCTTATAACGGTTTACGAATTGTTTTAGACGATGACATCGAAATTGACTTGACTAACAAGGCTAAGCCGGTTTCAACTAGCTATATCTTCGCACCCGGTGCTGTACGTTACTCAACTAACATGCGGTCGACTGAAACTAAATACGACCCATTGATTAATGGTGGTCAAGATGTTATTGTTCAAAAACGCGTCGGTACTATCCATGTTGCTGGTACTAGCATTAAATCAAGCTTTTCACCTTCAAAGGCTAGCTTCCCAACAATCGATGAACTAGCAAAGTCAACCACTTGGGAAGTTGTCGATGGTATTGACGTACGGTCTATTGGTGTCGTTGCTTATACCGCACAACTTGACCCGGCCTTGACGCCTGGGGCTACAAAGTAGTAGTAAGAATTGGAAGTGACTATTAAATGGCTTATCTGACATTTTACGAGTACAAAGACTTAGGATTCTCACGAATCACTGACGAAGCCACTTATAGCCAGCATGAAGCCGCTGCTGAAACGCAAATTGATATCACTACTAAGTTCTTCTATAACGCTGACTACGCCGCTCATTCGCTGGTTGATGACTTGGCTGGCACCCAATGGCAAGTATTCCGTGCTAAGCAGTTTAAACGAGCAGTCGCCTTGCAGTGTGACTACTTCGATGAAGTTGGCGCCGATACGCCAATTGGCATTGCAAGCCAAGACTTATCTAGCATTGAGATTGGCCGAACCCACGTACAGGCAAACTCTAACGTGAATGCTACCAATTTCGGCAAAACTGGACTAGCTACCGGTGTCGTTGCGATTTTGGCTCAAATTGGGCTGATGAGTAAGGCGGTGAGCTACCGTTGATGATGAAACCAACGAAACAGATGTGCCAGCAGACAATCACACTCACTCTGACTGATCCAACTAAAACGGATGAATGGGGTCAACCATTGGCAGGCGAGCCAGTCACAATTGAACATTGCGTTGTGCAACCGCAAACGATTTACTCTGGTAGCAACAACGATCGGACAATCGTAGCTAATGCGGTTGTTTTTTTGTACGCAGGGATTAGTAGCGCACTGCCAACGATTACCAAGCATAACGTCGGTTCTAAGCTTGTATTTGAGGGCGAAGAGTACACAGTTCAGAAGGTTATCGACAACCGCGAACCGTTTAGTAATGAGTTGTACTCGTATGAACTGGAGGTGCTGTGATGGCATTTAGAATCAACGTTGACCTAGATGGATTCATGGAGCAAACCAGTCTTGCTAACGTTAAGCGTGGGCAATATGCCTTAGTCAATCAGGCTATGTCAGACATGACGCAATTCGTGCCTAAAGATCGTTCAGAAGAACCGTTACGCCAATCTGTACACACTACTTCTGATGGCAGCCAAATAACATATTCTACGCCGTACGCTAAGGCGCAGTTCTATGGCATTATCAATGGTTATCCAGTCCATAATTACTCAACTCCTGGAACCGGTAAACGCTGGGATTTAAAAGCTAAATCGATGTTCATGGATAGCTGGGTTAAGGCATTTACTAAGGGGATGAAGTGATGGACTTATTGGAACGGCTAGCAGCAAGTATCAATCAAGTGCCTAAATTGCCGATGAAATGCACGCTAGGCTACCTTACTGTTGCTGATTCACTGTCACTTTACCCGCTGCCGGGTAGTCGAGTACTTGATGAAGATTATGCTGGTAACCAGCAGTGGCAGATGAACTATGAAGTCGGTATGCGGACCAAAAACCAGCAGCAAGCCAATACGACTTTGTGGCTTGTCTCTCAAGCTTTAGATATGTTAACGGCCGACAACTTAGTTAGTAGTAATGGCAGTTTTGAATTTGAATCACTTACGATTAGCGGACAGCCAAGTATATCTGAGCAGGACACGCAAGGCTACTCAATATACCAGCTGAGCTTCTCTGTTATCGTAAACACTTTTGCAGACGCTGATTAGCGCCTTTTTTAATACAGGAAGGAAGTATTTATATAATGTCAAAATTCACAATGAACGTTAAAAACAAGTTTGAAATCGACACGTTGGGGAACCAAGATCCAACTAACGACTTATCTAAGGCTAAATGGTCACGATTAGCTGCTGGGATTTCAGGTGTTACTCCCGCCGCTAACGAAACTGACGACAACACTGCTTATTACGATGGTGATGGCTTTACCGATACTGATGTAACTGGTAAGCGCATTACGATTGCCTTTACTGGACATAGAGTAATTGGTGATGCTGCGCAAGACTATGTTGCAAGTAAGTTCTTAGCTATTGGCCAGAAACTTAAGACGCTGGCACGTTGGACTGATCAAAACGGCAATGTGATTGTGGCTAATGTGACTATCACGGCTGTGGTGCCTATGGGTGGGAACGCGAACGCTAAGCAGACGTTTAGCTTCACATTGTCGTTCAATGGCAAACCTACCATGACAGATAAAGGCGGCAAAGCAGTGGAATACAACGAAGATGAGACGATTAGCGCTGTTTAGCAGTGTTTAGTTAATGAGGGCTTGGCCCTCATACATACAAATATATAGGAGGATTTTATATCATGACAGCAATTAATTTAGCAGGCGGACCACAGGAGTTTGCGGAGTTCAAATTTGGGAAGCGGCATGCGAAGCTTTATTTTAATGATGAGTTAAACATGAAACTGGCGAATACTCGTTTGAGTGTTGGCAAGCACTTGCATGAGTTGGATGACCAAAAGAAGATGACGGAACTAGATGACAAGCCAGTGAAGGAACAACGCCAATTCTTAAATAAGCTTTATAAGGACTTACGGGGCGAATTGAGTGCATTTTTCGATGATCAATTTGGAGAAGGTGCTGGTGATGATCTCTATCGACTAACCAATAAGAGTACCGAACGAATGGCGGCTGCCTTTTTTATGGTCGTCAAAGAATACGATGAACTGCGTGAGCAGCGGGATAGCTACATTGATACTTACTACAAGTCACGCAAAGCTACGAAGAAGAAGTGATGTGAATGCTGAGCTTAGTTGAGCCGCTATGTACAACAATAACGATTGGCGGTGAAGAATGGACTGTCGATTTAAGCTTCGACAATGTACTCCGCTGGTATATCTTGCTTGACGATGAAAATGTTGATGATGCTAAAAAAGTCTACCTAGCATTCAATGCGTTTGTAGGCGAGGGCACTGACGTCACTACGGACCAAATGGTTTCAGTCGTGTCTGAAATATCTAAATATGTTCAACAAACGGTTTATGGCGATCACGATGATGATTCAGACGTTGATCTAAATGGCGACCCTGTACCGCAGGAGCGCTTTTTTAGTTATGAGAAAGACGCTGACGCTATTTTTTCGTCATTTATGGCCGATTATCATATCGACTTAATTGAGCAGCAGGGTAAGTTGCGCTGGGAAAAGTTCAAGGCGATGTTGGACGGACTAAGTGAGACAACTCAGTTCCGTCGTATTGTCGCTATTCGGCAGAAGTCAACTAGCGGGCTGGAAGGTGAAGAACTTACTAGCTTATTGGAAGCACAAGACTACTATCGTTTGGACGACCAAGACACACAAGCAAGTTTAGATAGCCAGATGGGACAAGTGTTCGGCATGTTAGCAGAAAAAGCAAAGGAGGGATAGTTCATGGCAGATGGAACTGTAACAATTGATTTGTTAATGAATACCAAGTCATTCATGAGTGATCGTGAACGGGTCAATAATTTAATGAAGACGCTCGGATCCGATGCTGGGGATCAGATGGATGAAGCCTTTGCTAACAATGCTAACAAGGTCAAGGCTGAGGCGGAGCGAACTCACAGCAAAATTAAATCTGAATTCAATAGTCCTGTTGAAGCAAAGCTAGTTGCCAAGGCTGAAGAAGCTGGAATTACTAATTTTCGGTCGTTGCTTAATCGTATTCCAAAACAGGCGCGTACTGAATTGATGGCAAAAGTCGATAAAGGCGAAGCTATTGATTGGGAAAATACTATGCGTAAGATGCCACGGTCAGTAACCACTCGTATGAAGTTGAATAAAGGTCAAGCTTCCGAAGGACTGACTGCTTTGAAGAAACAGTCAGAATCAACTGGACATAGTTTTTCACACCTCAAAGAGATTGTCGCGGGAACATTCCTTGGTGGCGCTATTATGGCTGGTGTTCAAGGACTTGTGTCTGGACTGAAAGACGCCGCTAAAGCTGGTATGGAGTACAACAAGGAACAAGACACGATGAAGACCGTTTGGACTGCGTTGACAACCGAAGCACCAAAAGATGGCAAAGAATTGGTCAATTATATCAATTCTCTATCACAACATTCAATTTATGCCGCAGACACAATTAACCGTATGTCACAAAGCTTCTATCACGTTCATTCCAATGTTGAAGAAACTAAGCGCTGGACGGATTCATTCGTTGCTTTAGGTTCGACATTGCACATGAGTAACGATGCCCTAGCTGAATCCGGTGAGCAATTTGCCAAGATTGTTGCCGGTGGCAAGGCGAGCGCCGAAGACATGTCAGTCATGATTAACCGCTTCCCTATGTTTGGGGAAGCTTTGCAAAAGGCGACCGGCAAGTCGATGAAGCAATTATATGCGATGTCAGCTGCTGGTAAGCTAACGGCTAAGCAATTCACCGAAGCATTAGATTACCTGGGTAAAAAGTACAAAGATGGTACTTCGGAAGCGATGACGTCCTTCCAAGGCATGAGCATGTACATCAAGTCCCGCTGGTCAGTTTTAACTGGTAATATCATGGCTTCATCTTTCAAAATGAGCAAAGGTGTTGCTAAAGACATGCGGAACTTATTGTCCGACGACATGCTGAAAAAGTATGCCAACATAGCGTCTGGGGCCATATCAGCTGTGATGACTTGGTTTGTCAAGTTGATTAAGTATATTGATGGGCACAAAGATACAATTGTCGACATTATTGGCAACTTGGGCAAGATACTAGGCATCATCGGCAAAACTGCCTGGAAGACATTCAGCGATATTGTGTATGATATTGCCAGAATGTTTGGGTTAGTAGGCAAGAAGGCTCAAGAATCTAAAGATCCACTAGACAAGATTGATGATGCTTTAAAGAACTTATCTAAGAACCAAGAGTTAATCGAGAACTTGACAAAAGCATTTATTGCGATGTTTGCGCTCAAAAAAGGTCTTGAGTTTATTGGCATGCTGTCAAGTTTGCGCAAGTCACTTATCGAAACAGCTGCCGTGTCTAAGATGGTTGATTTGCTCGGTGGTGGTGGCGTTACTGGTGGTGGCGGTAAGGCCGTTACTCAGACGGTTGCTAAAGAAGCCGGTGGAACTGCTGGTAGTTCTAAAGTTTTTGGAAGACTATTTTCTAAGGGTGGTGCTACTTCAATCGCAGAACTTGAAGCAGCTAGTGGCTTAGGTGGTGGTTCAAAACTGCTATCTGGTGTGCTAGGTGCAGCTAAGTCAACCGCTGGTCTTAGTGCGATTGCGTCACTTCCAGAATTATTAGGAACAACCAGAAAGACAGCTGGTGAACACGTTGGTGGCTATATTGGATCAACTGGTGGCTCCATTGCCGGTGCTGCGGTTGGTTCTTTATTAGGACCAGTAGGGACATTAGCAGGCGGAGCGTTAGGAGGGCTTGCTGGTAGCACGATCGGAAAATCGCTTGGGAAAGATATTCAAAAAGGCTTAGACGCTAACAAACCTAAGATACATGTTATTAAGCCAGGTAAAATTAAGTTAGATGTTTCGACAGATACTAGAAAAGTTGAATCAAATCTGAAATCTTATCAGAAAAAGTTGAGTAAGAAAGTCATCGTTAAGATGGCTGCCGACCCATCTAGTTATGCTAAAACTAAAACGGAAACTGATAAATTGTTCAGTGGCATGCGCGCGTCAGTGGACAAGTATTATAAAAACAAAGAATCTAAGTCCAAACAGGATTTAGACAAATTAGTCAAGAATGGCTCGATGACACAGGCAGAAGAAAGCAAAATTCTTAAAGCTCAACAAGCTTCAGATGCCAAATCGGCTAAGTCTAAGAAACAAACGATTAACAAAATGCAGGCTGATACGAGCGATTATTATTCTAAAGTTAAAAAAATTGAGAACGGTGGTACCAAGAATCTAGAATTAATTGCTTTGAAGTATGGTCGTAACTCAAAGAAGTATGAAAAAGAGAAAAACAAGGAGTTGGCATCAGCTCACAAAGCTTATATCAGTAAGTATACGGCTGACGAATACAAGCTTAATACGACTGTCACGAAATCAGTTGAAAAAGGAGCTAAAGAGCAGAAATCAATTCTCCAAAAATTGCTTAAAGACCGCGGTAAGCTTAATTTAAAAGATTTGAAAGCGACTCAAGAGAACGCTGACAAAAAATACAATGCCGCCGTCAAGCCAGCTCGTAAAACTAGAGATAACGTGATTGATAGCGCCTATGATCAATATAAATCGACGAAGAAAACCGCCGATCATGAATATTATGATTTACATGCAATTTCTAAAAAGCAACATGACGACATTGTTTCTAAGGCAAAACGCCAGCGCAACGAAACAGATGATGCGGCTAAAGACCAATACAAAAAAGTTACCAAACATGCTACTGATCAGCATAGATCAGTTACCAATGAAATTGAGCATCAACGTAAGGAAGTTACCAAAAAGCAACAAGACCAGCAAGCTGATTCTATTGCGATGGCTACCGGTCAGTCTAAAGCAGTTGTTCGCCATCAGATGCGACAAGCTAATAGTTCAATGAGTGCTGCTGATAAACAAGGCTCCGGTTTGCATAGTATCTGGAAGAGTATTACTGGTTTCTTTAACAATTTGGTTAAAGGGTTTGGTATTAAACCAATTAATGTTGGCGCTTATCCATCAGGTTATACTCCAGTATCGATGGGAGCTTATGCTTCCGGTGGTACTGCTACTTCCTCACAAGCCCTAGTTGGTGAAGGTGGGGTAGAAGCTCGTATCAGCAAGTCGTCTGGTAGAGTTGATTTTATTGGGACAAATGGGGCTGAAGTTGTAGATATGCAACCTGGCGACCAGATTTTGAATGCGTCTGACACCGCGCAACTCTTTAATGGCGGTCTTGGAAGAACTTTGCCCGGTTATGCGTCAGGGACCATTGATGTTGCTGGATTTTTGAAGAAAGCTAAAAATGGCGCAGCTTCAATGTTTGAGAACATTAGTGAAACAGCGTCTGACGTCATATCAAAGATTACCGATCCAGTAAAAACAATGACGGATATTGCTAACAAAGTCTTCAACCCAGGCAAAACTGAAGGGGTCGGCTCGATTGGTCATGATTTAGGTAAGGCTTTCGTCAATCGGCCAATTAAAGCAATGGCTGACGTTATTTCCAAAATAATTAGTTCTATTGCTGACAGTGATGATGGTGCTGGTTCATTAGCACCACATTTCGGTTCACCATTTAAGGAATCTTCGGGATATGGTCCACGTGCTGGTGGCTTCCACAAAGGCATCGACTTTGCTGCACCACTAGGTACGCCGATTCCGGCTCAATATGGTGGTACTGTCGTGCAGGCAGGCCCAGCTAGTGGGTTCGGTAACTGGGTTGTTATCAAGCCGTCTGGTGCGTCCGTAGATACGATTTACGGACACATGAAACGGATGAAGGTGAAGACTGGTCAGCATGTCAAAGCCGGGCAAATCATTGCATGGGTTGGTAGTGAAGGCCAATCAAGTGGTCCTCACGTTCATTATGAGTTGCGTGCTGGCTTGGGCGGTAAGAGCTATAACCCAATGACTTATGGTGCGAGTGCGGGTAACCCGTCTGGTCATTCAGTTAATCGCTGGCGGCCATACGTTGTACGTGCATTAAAGGCCAACGGGTTCGCTGCTACCGACAGTCAAGTGGCTGCTTGGATGAAGGTTATCAAACGCGAATCAAACGGGGATCCGTCAGTAGTCAATACTTGGGATCGTAACGCTCAACTTGGGCATCCTTCTAAAGGGCTCGTTCAGACGATTCAGCCAACATTTGATGCGTATAAGTTCAAGGGTCACAGCAATCCGCTCAACGGGTATGACGACCTGCTAGCTGGTATTCACTATATGAAGGCTATCTACGGATCAGGTCCAAGTGCGTTTGCTCGTGTGAGTGGGCCAATGGGATACGATTCAGGTGGTCGTGTCATGAAGAAACAGCTAGCATGGTTGGCTGAAAATAACCCAGAATATGTGGTTAATCCAGAACGCGATAGTGCCGACAACCTGATCGTTGAGGCGGCACGAGCACGAGCTGCCAAAGCGCCTAATGGATTAATTGCTAAGGCTATGCGAGTAGTTGGAACTGCTAAGGCAGGCATTCAACGCACAGCGCCAAGCTTTGCATCACGGGGCGTGGCACAGGCAGAAGGCCAAGATTCCGGCTACCCAGCAATCAGTGGCGATGTGACGATTACTGTTCCGTTAGATAGCGGCGTTCTCACACAAGCGGTTTATCCTAAGGTTAAGCTTATGCAACAGCGTGACATTACGATTCAGGCGAAGAAAGGAGGCTTGCACTAGTGAGTTCAATTGTTATTCAAAAAATGGATGGCACGGTTTATGATTTAGAAAAACTAGGTATTCACGTGATTAGTTTTGACCCGCCCGGTCCGAACTATCAAAACACGTTTACTCAGATGAGTAAGTACAGTGCCGTGTTAACTGATACCCAGATGCAGCAAACCACAATTCCGCTGGTGTTCAAGGTGAATGCGGCTGATAACTATGATTATGAATTAAAGCGCATGCGCGTACTCAAGGTGTTTGCAGGCTATGAACCTTTTTATATCATCAACCGGCGCATTGCTTATTTACGTTGGAAGGTCGTGCCAGAAAGCTACACGTACGCTAGGCAGAGTAATTATTGGGGCACTCAAGCAATTACGGTCAACCTGACGTGCATTGATGGTGCGGCTGAAACCGTGCTGGCAAGCCTTGATAAAGGGTTCCTGAATGGGTTTGGTATGAGTGCCAGTCTAAGGTCAGTACCCAAGTATGAGTTCACTAATCAAGCCAATTTCACGATTTGGAATGGCAGCACAATACCATTGCGAGCCGAAGAGCACCCAGTATTAATCACGCTGGATTGCACAGCCAGTAAGGCAGTGACTATTACTAACCAAACGACTAGCCAAAGCCTAACGGTCACGATGCCGCTGGCCAAGGGCAAACCGTTGCAAATTTATGGCTTGAAGATGGTCGTTGATGGTAAGTCAGTGTTTAGCAAATCCAATCATGGCTATTTGGATTTTGCGCCGGGAGATAACAAGCTGACAGTCAGTGGCACGAGTGATTTTACGATTAGTTTTAAAACACATTTTTATTATTAGGAGGTTTCTGATGCTCATCATAACGGACTATACAGGCGCGTCAGAAGCGCTCAAAGTAACTGATTTGCAATTAACTTTGCAACTTGGACAAGTCGCTCAGCTGGACTTCACGACATGGAATGAGGATAGCAACCAGACCGGCTATGCAATGTTGTCACCGCGAGCTTTAATTCAGGAACCTGGCACGGGTATGCTGTTTCGGGTATCTGAAAACGATGGCAGTACGACTGGTAAGTATTATAGCCGTACGGTAACTTGTCTAAGCGTCGTTCAAGACCTTAACGACAATTATGTCCGTAGCACGATTAAAGGCAAACAGACGCTTAAAGCTTGTATGGATTTGATCACCAATGGCACCAAATTCACGTACACAATCCATGATGCAATAAGTGATCACGATTTTGGCGACGAAGAATTCGGTAATGGCCACGGGTTAGACTTGTTATTAAACACATTAGTGACTGACTTTGGGTTTGAGTGGTCTAATGACAACTATCACATTGACATTTACAAAACGATTGGTAAGCAGGATGCGTTTGTCTTCGTGGATGGTGATGATGTTAACTCGGTTGCTGAGACTAATGATTATACGACGATTACAACTAAGATTCACGGTGAAGGCAAACACAACGACAATGATAAGCCGAGTTGCAGCTATGACTATGTAAGCCCGAATGCTAAACTTTACGGTGAAATTGCAGCCGATGACTACCAGTCAGACAGTATCACGAGCGAAGATGAGTTGAAGAAGGTGTTGCCAGGAAAGTTACAAGATTATCCTAAGGTACAGTACACGGCTAACTTGAACACATTCCAGGAAGCTTCGCCGATTGGCACTATAAATGATGCTTCAATTGGTAATTATGGCTATTTGCGAACTAGAAATGGTATTGACGTTAAAACACGGATCGCAGCTAAGACACTGCATTTGCAGAGCACTCACACTATCTCAACTGTGACTTTTGGCAACCTTAAAGATGACCCGGCAATGATTACAGCACGTTTGCAAGCTAACCGCAGCCGAGATGCTCAAGTTATTAAGCAAATCAAAAATGAGAGCAACAAGCTCGTAGCTGGTGCTGCTACAAGCGTTACGGTGCTTGATAAGGTAGGTGAGGTTGATGACTGATATTAGACCAATTGCAGGGGAAGACAAGGTGGCGTTTTATCCCGTGACTCACAGTCAGGCTGTTAAGGAATTTGACAAGGGTGTAACTAAGGCAATCGCGGCCAGTCCAACCGAGTCTTTTAATTTACTAAAGTCTGATATTACAACTTGGCATAATGGGCTGATTTCAAAGACGATAAAAATGCAGTCACCTAGCGGGACTGTTTTTTTAGTTTCGATTGGTGACGATGGAAAACTTGCAGTAACGAAAGAAGGGGATAGCGATGGCAATACAATTAGTAACTGACCAGCTGTCAAACGTGGTAGATGATAAGTTTAGAAGCCAGTTTGTTGGCAACTTTAAAGTTACTGAAACAACATTGAATAGCTTAATAGACCGGCAGCAAGGAATTAGCCGAGAAATGGTCAAACTAGCTTCTGATATAGCAGATGATGTTAATCATAAAATTTCTGAGCAAGATAAGGCAATGGTTAAACGTTTAACCGAACAGTCACAAGAACTTACTGCCCGTATTAATAGGATCACACGGGGTGCTGATATCGATGCCATTAAGGAAATTATTGCGAACTTACCAGCTAGTAATAGTGGTGTCTCGGCGGGGAAAACCTACCCAGTAAAAGCGCTGGTTTCGTCTTTTGGTGGCGCTAATTTTAATAGTTTAGACCTGTATTGGACTAATGATTATCTGAATTTCCAGCCAATTAATAAGAATGTATTGGCTGGGACTGGCACCAATGTACGTGATCCAAGCGTTGCTTACTTTGCAGGCAAGTTCTGGGTGGCTTATACCTGGGGTGTTTATTGGACGACTGATCTCGTTAATTTTCACCACTTGGTTTTACCTAGAATTGAAGTAGGGACGAATAACTGGGCCCCTGAATGGGTGGTTGATGGCGATAATATTTATTTATTGGCATCTGCTGGTAGCTATGAAATTTGGGATTCTAAAGCAGATTTCAAGGGATATTGGTGTCAGTTTGATCCAAATTTAATTACGTTCACAGCTTGGTCCGCTTTGGACTATACTAACCCAACTGGGATTGCGACTAATATAGATAATACCATGGTTAAGTTTAACGGTTCTTGGTGGCTAGCGATGAAAGATGAATATCATTATGGCCAGGCCGATTATGCGCCCAAGATTCAACTTTATCGGGGCGCTAACGTTACCGGTCATTTTGAATATGTCACCGATATTCCATTTACTCAGCAATGTGAAGGCCCGTCACTGGTAGTCGTAGACAACCAGTTATACTGCTTCACTGATGGTTTTGCGTCATATTCAGCGTGGCGTATGTCCTCATTGGATGGGATGACTTGGGCTAACGAAGTCGAAGTCAAAGCTAGTGATAGGTCACGAACCCAACATTTTACGGTATTACCATTGTCCGACATTAAAGCAGCTACCACGGTACAACAAGCTGTGACCTACTATTTGCCTGAAACCGCTGGTAGTGGGATTGCCAGCCTACGAACATCAGCGCCACATCTGGCTTTGCATGATGGGGTTAATGACCTTTATCCAATCCAAGGGGTTGAATACTATTACTATTTGCCTAGTGGGCAGACAGAGCCAGTCACGGCGTTAGTTAACTTACACATGGATCGTAACCGGGGGTACTCGCAAATCCATTTCTGTATTGAGGAAGAACAGCAACCAAGTACAATTCAGATCAATCACAATGGCGCTTTTGTTCCACCTGATGGGGTTGATAATTGGCAATTGCACACGCCCAATCAGATTGTAACTTTGATGACGGCTGGGTCAGATGATGGTTGGAACAATGATAGTGCGGGGCCTTATCAAATAATCAATGGTAACGATCAGTCCGATGTTGAAACGATTAAGATGGGCTTCTTAACCGACTCGTTTGGTATTTATATAGGTGGGATTAAGCGAAACTATATTGACTATCTTAGCAATGATTTAAGCCGTCATAACTGCGAGGTTGAAGCGATTCGCGATACTATCGGCAGTACGCGGTTAACGCAAGCGAGTGACCGTTCAGATTCATTCTGCGAACGGATTAGCAAGTTCCAACCGGATTTGGATTATTTATTGATTCAGGGTGGAACCAATGATTGGAGCGCTAATATGCCACTTGGTATTTTTGGTGACACCAAGACCACTAGTTTCTATGGTGCTATTGATTACCTGATCAAGCAGGCTTTCGCTAAGTTACCGACCACACAACTGGTATTTATAACGCCGACTTATCGTAGTGACATGGCTAGTGGCAAGAACGCTGAGAACGGTCAGGGAGCAACCCAAACGGATTATATTCAAGCCATTAAAACTGTGTGTGCCAAGTACAACGTACAGTACATTGAATTGGGCGCTATAATTGGAATTTATCCGTGGTTAAATGGTAGTAGCCTAACAGTTGATGGCTTGCATCCAAACCAAATTGGTCACCAGCGCATCGCTCGTGCGATTGTTAGCCAATTAGGATTATAGAAAGGATGTGAAGAAATGGAATTAACTTACATTGTCGGTGAAGATCGGCGCGATTTGGTCAAAGACATTCATGATTTCAATATTGATTTTGACAAAAGTGACTACAAGTGGGTTCAAGCGCGGCAGTATGAAAACTCAATGCGCCAAGTGTTCGTTGAAGTGTTAAATGATGATCATACACCGTTCGATTTAACGGGTTGTAACATTGTATTCGAAGGCCTGTTACCCGACAACACTAGCCGGATTTATGATGCCAATGATGGGGTCCTACTTGACCCGCTCAAAGGTCAATTTAGATTTGACATGCCGAAACAAGCGTTTGCCATAGCGGGGAGCTATGTGCAGGCGTTTTTTAGAATCATGCGTGCTGGCGACAACGTGGCGATGCTTGAATTTGACATGACGGTATTGGCTGACAAAGTCATTTCCGGTTTGGTTCCAGCAGATTATATTACCCCGTTTGAAGATTTGTACACTAAATTAGAAGACATCTTGAAGAAAGCTGGTGACAGCTTACAAGCATCGCTCATCAATTGGACGAAACAGTTTAGTGATGAGTTCAATACGGTTACGGCCCAATTAGAAATTTTTAAAACGAACAGCCAGGATTTACTAGATGAGTGGCGTAATAAGTATAGTGATGCGGTTGAGCAATGGAATAATAATTACCCATCCATAATTGCTGCCAAAGATAATTTGGACGAAGCATTAAAAACTTTACAAGAACAAATCAAGGCTAATAAATTGGTTACTGTGGACACGATCGCTATGAGCAGTCTAAAAAATTTGCAGCTAACAATTAACATGGCCACACTTGATATTAATGATATGCCACGATTTAAAGCCTATGGTTACTACAATGGCGCTAGTATTCCTCAAAAAAAGCAAAGTTTTGGCGTTCCAGAAATTTTTGAGCTTAATCTAAAAATGGATATTAAATACAGCGGTCGTATTGTAGTACCTAACTTTCAGCTACTTCAACTGCAAAAACTATTGCCAGACTTTGATATAACGTCGTTTTCAGTGCAACATTCGTTCAATGGCAATTGGATCTATCTTAATAGCGGATTACCAACGATTGGTATTGAATGTCTTAACGCAGAATTTGAATAGTAAAGGAAGATGAAATAATGACAATTAAAGTAATTGATCCAGGAGAAGCAAAATGGGGCGAAAAGATTAACGAAAATTTTGCCTCGCTGGCACATGACGGTTTCAATGTTAATCCGATTACCTTAACCGGGTTAAATGGTTGGACACTAAATGGATCGGCGTTTAGTGCTACCAACGGGAATATTCAAATTGTAGAGTTTAATTTCACTGCAACCTCGTCAAATGAGATTAAAGCCGGTAAATTACAAGAAGTGATTATTGGCAAAACGGGCCAAAATTGTCCCGAATGGGTAACATCAGTTGTTGGTAACTGGACAAATGCAACAATTCAACTGTTTACGATTGAAAACCACAACGAGATTCACTTGCATAGTATGGGCAATTTAGTCTCGGCTGGTAATGCCCTACACTTACATCAAACTGTTGTCAATGCAGTTTAGGAGGGGATAATATGACGATTTTATATTTTTACGACGATAACAAAGCTTATGATCATAGCCAAGTGTATATCAATGATATGCAAGTGCCTAACCCATTACCAGCAAATGCCACGACGGTTGCTCCTGAACAGGGATTATATGGGACTCCCAAATGGACTGGCACGACCTGGGTTGGTATTACCCGCGAAGAATGGCTAACGCAACAAACGGCAGCAACACCGGTGGCGCCAACTATTGAGCAACAGTTACAATCACAATTAGCATTGCAAATGGCAACACTGCAAAAAAATCAAGCTGAATTTAATGCACAAGTGCTATTACAATTGGCGGATTTAAAGGAAGTGGCAGCAACACCAACATCAACATCAGCAGCACCAACAGCTTTGGAAACCAAATAGGGGGAACAAATTATGTTTGAATTTATCAAGTACTATTTTGAAATGGGACTATACACTAAGGATAATCTAGCTACATTTAAGTCAGCAGCAATGATTACGGTTGATCAGTATAACCAACTCATTAAAGAATAGAGGTAATGTAGCATATGGCAAAGACACTTAGTTTCGCGTATGAATCACCACGAGAGGTTAAAGTAGGCGATGACGAAACAACTTTTACTTTAATTTGCAAAAATGAAGATAGGGTCGTTGATCTGACAGGTTCAAAGTCAATTATTGCTAAGATTGGTAATCGAAGTGGTTATCTCAGAGGACAGCTAATTAGTTTGGATAGCCCTTCGGATCTGCACGCGGGTCAAATTAAGTTGACGTTTGAAAAGTCAACGCTGGATAATTTTCCGCCTGGCTTCTACAACCTGGAAATTTGGGTGATCGATTCGAATGGAACCAGCATTTATCCTAGTGATAAGCCATTCAGTTTTACCGTAACAAGCAATCTTGAGAGCGGGTCGGGCAAAACTATTACAACGGTTGCTTTTGATGATTTTGTGGAAGCAATGAATAAAGCTGCCAGTACGATTGCTAAAGGTGACACAGGGCCACAGGGTAAGCAAGGTGAACCGGGACCAGCAGGCCCGCAGGGTAAGCAAGGTGAACCAGGTCAAACAGGACCACAGGGTAAACAAGGTGAACCAGGCCAACCAGGACTAATAGGACCACAGGGTAAACAAGGTGAACCAGGCCCCAAGGGTGACACTGGGCCAAAAGGCGATACTGGTACTGTTGATAATGCTGGCTTGACCGCAGCACCAGCTTTTGTTGAGCTTAAAACGCAAGTTGATAACAGTGCTGTGGGTACCAACATGTTAACAGGTACTTCAGATTTTAGTTCTAATTGGCATGGACAGTCATCGGTCTCCACAACCACAGAATACAATAGACACCCTAGTATGGTGTTTACCTCAAATAACACACAATTAGCAGGATATACCTTTAGTTTAGGAGAACTACAAAATTCAACTCAGTATACTGCTGGTTTCTGGGCTAAAGCAGATAATGCGGGGGATAAAGCCCATGCAGAATTATTGGGGCAGCTCGGCGCAACCGATTTTGTATTAACTACGGATTGGGTACGCTATACCGCGGTGTTAACAAGCTTTTCCGATGCTAACACCAATATTTCACACGCTTGGTGCTTCTTTGGGGTTGTTGCTGGTAATAAAGGAAATGTTTATATTGCTTTGCCAAAACTAGAAAAAGGAAGCGTATCGACTGACTGGTGCCCTAACCCAACAGAAATTTTAACACAAGCAGACTACGCAAAAATAAAAGCAGCTATTGTATCATTAGGAGGTCATTTATAATGATTTTTGATTTAAGCAAATTTTTAACAGAAGGTTTAATTGATAGTGTTAACAATGGATTGATTCCATCAGACTTAGCAACTGTATACGCTGGCAATTATCTAGTAAAATCACTGATTACCCAAACTCAGGTTACTCAAGTATCCGATGCAATTGTAGCCTACAAAGCTGCACAAGCAGAAGCTACTGCTAAGGCTTCAAAAGAAGCTCAAGAAGTTGCTAAGCAAGCCGATTCATCCTTAGCTGCACAGACAGAAGCTGCCGTAGATCATAGCAGCGAACACTAAGAGGTAGACAATTGAATAATAACAAATTAAAGGCACTCATCTTAATGGCGAGCGCCATTTTTATGGCCTTTTTGATGGTTAATTTAAACAGTCATGCTGCCCGCATGGATATGGTCGATGTGTCGAATAACAATGGCTACATGTCAACGGCAGAGTATGTTTCCATGCGTAACGAGTTCGGTGTTAAGGCTGTTACGGTCAAGATTAGTGAAGGCGATACGTATAAGGACCCGTATGCTACCAGCAACATTGCAAATGTCCAAGCAGCGGGAATGTATATCAATGGTTACCATTTTGCCCGCTATGCTACTAAGGCACAAGCAATCTCCGAAGCTGATTTTGCCGGCAAAACAGCTAAATCGGCAGGGTTACCAGTTGGCGCGGTATTAGCGACCGACGTCGAAGCTGAAGAACAGAATAACCAATCCAAAGCAACCAACGACCGCAACAATGCCGCCTTCATGGAAGAAATTCAGAAGTTTGGCTATCGAACCGACATTTACACTTCTGGATCATGGGCTAACAACAAAATGACCATCAAAGACAAAACTGGTTGGATTGCTGCTTACCCGTATGTGGTTAGCGGTAAGAACTGGTATTCAACTAACCACGCATGGCAGTGGTCATCAACGGCTAAGTTCCGTATCAGCTATGGTGGCTTCGATGTTAGCCAATTAAATAGCAACTATTACACTGCTGGTCAGAAATCAACGGTCAAACCGACTAATAAAGGTGCGGTTAAGGCTAACAACCAAAAAGCTAACAAGAATACTTCAAAGCCGGATGCCTCGGCAAAGTGGGTCAAGGAAACAAAGATCTACACGCTCAAGACTGCGGTTAAGCTGCGCACAGGCGCGTCAACGTCATCAAACGCGATTACTATTTTACCAGCCGGAACCACGATCAAAACTGACCGAGCCATTATTCAGGGTGGCTATCGCTGGGTACGCCAACCACGTTTTAATGGTTATGGCTATCTAGCAACTGGCCCGGCAAGCAATACGCTGGAATATGTAAAGAGCGGTGCAACTCATACGTATTACACAGTTAAGTCCGGCGACAGCTGGTGGACAATCGCACAACGCAACGGCCTAAATATGACTACATTAGCTAGTCAGAACGGCAAGACGATTTACACCACTATCTATCCCGGCCAGCGATTGGTGGTGCGGTAATTGCATACACTATTAGGATTAGGTTGGGATGAATGGGGATCGATTGCTGCCATTGTCACTAGTATTTGTGTATTAGCTAATTGGATTCTCAATAAGACGGTCCGTATTCCACTTAACGATTTGGGCAAGCGGCTTAGCCGTTTTACTGATGAAAGTTTAAAAGTAAGACGGCAAAACTCCGAAACGATGAACGCAATTGAAAATCGGGTCATTAAGGTAGAAGGCCGCTTAGATGGTCATGACATTGAACTTAAACATCTATATGAAAAGGAAGTCAAAGAAAATGAAAAAAATTAGTTTTAAGAATGCCGATGGAAGCTTGAATGGTAAATTGATTGCTGGGATCATTTCCTTACTGATCGTTTTGATTCAACAAGTCTTTGCCATGTTTGGCATTAAGTTTACTGGTGATTGGTCAGCAATTATCGCAGTAGTGAATACCGTATTAACGATCCTTGGTATGCTGGGCGTTATTACTGACGTTCAAACAGTGACAGCACCAACGGTTGACAGTGACGAGAAAAGTCAGGTTGAAGCAGCAGCTAATAAGGTTGCTGATGAAGTACAAGGGCCTACGTATACAGCCGCTGTAGCGGATAGTTCTGCATCATCTGACGCTGAAACGGCGTCAGAATCCGCCTCACAAGCAGCGAAAAGTAGTATAATTAAATATTGAATTTGCTAATCCTCTGCGCTTCGGCGTGGGGGATTTTTTGCGTAAAAAGCCGCCTGCTGTAGAGGCAGACGGCTAATACATAAGAGAAAGTATCTTAGCGAAAGAGGAAACCAGATTATTACTAGGTTCCATTATTATCATAGGAATACATGAGAAATCGTGCAACTTTAATACTCACTACTGTGAAACTACATTACTGGCAATTAGCGGGTGGCATTCTAAAGCTAGTGCTTCTCACACGTATTACACGGTCGTTTCAGGTGACAGCTGGTGGGAGATCGCTCAACGCAACGGCCTGAACGTATATACGTTGGCAGCACAAAACGGTAAAACGATCTATTCAATGATTTATCCGGGTGATAAATTGAAGATTAAATAATTCCTGAAAACAGGTCATACATTGGTTAATTAGTACCAATGTATGACCTGCTTTTTTGATAATTATTTTTTGTGATTTCCTTTGTGGTAGTGTTTTCCCCTACTCTTGGGCAATTTTCTAAGCGAGTTGCGACTCTGAAAGCCAAGAATATGAGCAAGGTCTTCATTACCATTAACAATGCTGCCTAACGATCGTCGAATAGCGCTAAAGTCATATTTGTGATTAACACTGTTCATGAGCCTCAATATAATAAATATTGCTATAGCAATTCGGTTTGAATATCGATCATGTACACGAAGTATTTCATCCGAAAATTCTTCCGGAACTATTGGTTTAGTGACAAACTTGATGTCTACTAAATCTGAATTGTGACAACATATATTTCGAACTAGATTTAAGCAGCCTAACCATGATAGAAGTTCATGAGGAGTGCAATCAAACTTATTACTTAACAATTCTAAATTTGTTTTGGACATGCTTTGAAGTAATGAAATTGTCGACCCGATGGTTAACGTATCGATCATTAGCCAAACAGTTGGAAAACCATCAGAGTTCAAGTTTCGAGTATATTTGATATCAGGGATTTGTGACTTCTTTACTTGCCACAACAAGCTTTTCTTAAACTTATATTGACGTGATTCGATTTCAAATTTAGGAATTGAACGGTCACACCAGTTGGAATATTTTAGGTATCCGAAGGGACCGTATTTTTCACCAAGGATTGCTGCTAATTCATTTTGAAGATAAACTTCAATAGATTCTATGGCGTGCAGCACATTGATACGCAGATTTTTGTCTTGATAGTAACGTGTAATTAGTTGATTGAAAGTTAAATTATCAAAATGAATTTGTTGGCCTTGACTTTCACCAGTAGACGAGTCAAATGCCATCGCAAATTCTTTTAACTTGTAGTAACCAACAGTACTGATGGTTTTTAGATCTTTTTCTCTAGTGCTAGCATCAAGCTTGATTCCCATGGCTTCTAAGTGTTCAAGCTGGTCTTCGATACTCAATTGATGCGGATTTTCCATATGATTTCACCTACAAAAAAAGCCTCGCATACGGGACGTACCCGCCACAGTTAAGTGGTGCGAGGGGTTTGATTTCTATAAGTTATTTATACTCTGTTTTAAGGAATGAGTCAAGTCGATAGAATCAACTTGGTAAAAGCTACTTATCAAATAACAGTTTATAAAATCAGTCAAAAGATGTAAAACCGGAAAAACGAAGCAAACAGATGCAATGTTAACACTTTGCCCTTTAGTAAAAAATGTAAAGTCATTTATAAAATCCCACACTAGCCTTAATTGGCTGGTGTGGGACTTTTTTTGTGTGTTTAAGATAATAAGTTGGTATATAATAGTGGAGAAAGCAAAACATCAAAAAAAGGACCAATATTAAATTAATTTGTGCTCTTCCACGATTTGTAAATAAAATATCTCTCTTTTTCGCAAAGGGCTTAATACCAATGGTTTGTTACGTGCTACCTATGATGGTATAACTACCGTGCGGGTGATAAGTCGACGTCGGTAGATAAAAAGAGAAGCGTCATAATGCTGGTATATCAGCATTATGACGCTTCTCTTTTGCTAATTGGTATCAAATCAAAACCCCAATTTTGCGTTTTGGCTGTTGTGATCACAACAGCACTGTTAAGCGCTCATAAAAAAGGATTTTGGGATCGTGTCACAAGTAAGGGTCCTATGAATTAA